GTGATGACCAGCTTGTCCAGCGACCCCGCAACGTCCATCGAGGTAAAGCCACCCGTGCCTACGCCCGTGTTGGCGCCGCCTGGGGGCACTTCGCTCATCTGGTCGGCCACGAACGTGGTGCTGCCTGCCACGATGTTGGTCAGAGGTACCCGCAAGATACGGGTGAGCGTGAACAAGTACAGGCAGGCAACGCCAGAGCCGGGGCCGTGCGCCAGTGTCGCCACGCGGCCATTGTTGGCCTGCGACAAGTTGCCAGTCACGACTTGGTTGCCGGTGACCACCATGTCGCTGCCGGTCAGCGTGGCCGCTCCTGCCGTCAGCGTCAGCGGGGCGCGGATGTTGTAGCGGAACAGCTTAAGCGTAGTGGCCGCGCCGTCTGGCGCGTAGACGTACTGCTGGGTCCAGGTATCGCGGTCGCCCAGCGCGCAGCCGCCGATGGTGGTGTTGGTAATGGTGGCCGCGTCCTTGAGCCAGTAGACCGCTTTGATCTTGTCCACCGTGGTGGCTGCGGGGATTGTGGTGGCTGGGTTCTGGAAGTCCTCGTACCTCAAGCCCTTGGCGATGAACAGCCCGCCGTTGGTGGTGGTGACGTTCGTGTTCGCGTGAACGATCATCAGATCCTGGATGACGTAGGGTGTACCGGTGCTGATGGTGCCCGCGCTGCTGCCAAGGGTCAGACCCGTTCCACTACCAATTGCGCTGATGGGATACCAAGTCGTGATCTGCGTTGGGTCGGTGCTGCCGAAGCCGATACGCGAGCCCACACACTGCGTGGTGAAGTCCGTGCCGCTGCCAGTGACCGCCGTACCGCTGACGCCCACGGTGCCCGTGGTGTAGTTCTCCAGGATTACTCGCAGGCCGCGAGTGGTGACGTTGCCGGTCGTCGGGAACGTCAACGTGACGGCGCCGACCAGGGTGTAGGTGGTTGTCGAAGGCACCCACGTCCACAGTTGCACTCGGCGAGTGGCTGCGGCAGTCGCAAAGTCGCTACCGAAAACCCAGAAAAGATCGTCCGTGATTTTGATCGGGTGAACGAAGTTGGCCGGAATAGCCAGGGACGATTCGCCGAAGTTGGCGACGTTCAGAGGCGAAGGGCCGATGAACTTGTCTGTGTCGCCCGCGCCCAGATTGAATTGGCCCGTGTGCTTGCCCCGGTTGATCTTGGTGGCGTCGTAGGCCGCGCCGATGGCCTGCTGAACCAAGGACCCGTTGAAGACTTGTTCGACTGCTGCTTTCATTCGGAAACCTCATTCGGGTCTTGCCCGACTACCGTGGCCGCCAGGAACTGACAGGTGGGCCCGTTGGTGTCAACCTTGCGGCGGCACAACACCAAAGACAGCAGCTCGTAGTCCCCGGCCTGGACGACTTCGTAGTCCGGGGCGCCGACAACGGTCTGCCACTGGGTGATAGCGAACATAGCGGCCCTTACAACGCAAAGATGCCGCTGGCATTCCAAGTGACCGTGATGTCACCGCCGTTGGGCGTAACCGGCAGGCCGGTAAAACCGGTGTCAAGGAACGCCACCAGGCGCGAGGTGCCTGCGGTGCCGGTGTCGATGTAGAGCACGATGGCCTCGGCACTGTTGCCCGTCACCGCCGTGTAGGTGACGTCTGCCGCGTCAAAGACACCGTCGGTGTACGTCTTGGTGCCCAGCGTCTGCGCCGTGCCCACCACGCCCGTGAGCGAGGTCAGGAACTCATGCGCGGCGCTGTAGGTGTACGCGCCGGTGTCCACCAGCGCGGCCTTCACCGTGCCCGTCAGGCTGGAGTTGGCAGAGCTTTGCAGCACCGCCTCCTTGTACTTCGGATAAATCGCGTTTGGCATCGGTCAGTTACTCCACTTCAATCCGGGCCACGCGGCCCTTCTCGCGCACGATGCGCTTGGGCCTGCTGATTGCAGCAATCGCCCGATCGGCATTCTCTCGCAACGTGCTGGAAACGTCCGCCATAGCAGCGCCCACGCCCTGCACCGCCTTGTTGATATCTGCAATCTTAGTTTCCATCGTCTGCTCGACGCGGGTTACAGTTTGATCAATCTCGGACACCTTCTCGCGCAAGGTATCCACCACCTGCACTATTTCACCACTGGCCACCTTCGTGCTCTGGTTAGCGGCAAGCTCCTCCATCACGGCGGCGAGCTTGGCTTCCTGCTCTTCAAGCTGACGGCGCTTGATGGCGTTGTCAATTCTCATTGACTCTGCCTTAAGAGTGTCAAATTCGCTCATAGGCTTGGGCTGCGCAGCGGCAGGGCTGGCCGGGGCACCGCCCGCAGCAGGCGCTCCAGTGCCGTCCTTCTGCGGGCCCATGATTTGTGTGAAGTGCCTTGCCAACGCACGCTTGTTCTCGTTTTCTTCTTGAATCTGAGTGATGCGCTCTTTAGTCTGGTTAGTTTCCCGAGTCTTCTCAAGTGCCACCACCTGTGCAGACGTCTTCTCCTTGAGTTGCTGCTGCATCTGCTGTAGCTGAAGCATCGCTGCGCGGAGCTGCTGCTGTAGTTGTGCAACCTCAGGGTTATCCATGGTAAAGAACCTGCTGCCATCCTGGTAACCAAGATGACCAAAGATTTCTTTTCCAACCTCCACCATATTAACACCCGGCACAGGGTTGCGCAGCATGCCGGAGTACATATTCATCGCAGTGAGGAACTTTTGAAGCTTCTGCCCAGGGTCCGTAGCGCCCATCCCCACATTAACAGTGAGTGTTACTTCCTGGTTGAGTAGCTCATCAGTAACTTCGTCTACCCCAAAGCGCTGGAGCAGCTTGGCATTCTTAGCTGCAAGGCCAAGAATTACGCGGTCAGTCTCGTAGGCTTGCTCAAGCAAGATCAGTTGCCGCAGTGCGGGCTGGATGAACGTTTCAACGTATGTGCGGATAAGATACTCAACCAGAGTTCCATTGCTCTGGTTGAGCATGCTCATGTTGCGGGCGGGCGCGTTGGCTGCGCCCGCCATCATGATTGCTGCGGGGTTGAAATTACCCAGCAACTCGTCCATCGACATGTCGAGACCCTGTTGCTCCATGTAGGAACTCTGGGTAACGTCAGGCCAGGAAATTTCGCGTACGTCGTTGATGGGGTCGTTCATCATCACAACGCCACCGGGCACGTTGCGGACGAGGCCTGCTAGGTCAACTTCAACACCGCGCTTGGCAAACCACTTCTTATTCAGCGCGAACTTGACGTTGTCAATGCGCTGGTTCGCAATCTCGTTAATCTCGTCCTCAAGTCCCCGGGCCAGCGTGGGCACACTGCTGGGCATGGGCTTGTGCGTCTCAAGAATGCAGGAGCCAATGACGTAGGGCCTACGGCCGTGAAACACCTCGTCCTTGAGTGGGACGGGGTCAGTCAACAGGCCGTACTCGCCCAGGGTGTAGAAGGTGTACTCCTCGCCATCCCTACGATGAATGTGCCGCTGCACCCAGGCAATTTCATAGTCCCCAAGGGCGCGAGTGTCGGCGCTCTGTGGGTCTTCCTTGTTGGCATTGCGGGCGATGCGCGTACTGTCAAAGTTACTGCTGGCCGTGGCAAGGCTGATAGGTAGCGTCTTCCACTCGCCGCTCTCCATCTTTGCCCGGATGTCCATGGCGTGCATGGGGATCAGGTGGATGAAGTAGGGGCTGGTGCCCACTACGTCTATCCAGCTAGCGGCGGGGTCAAACCTGACGTTTTCAATGGGGATGAGATCGATCTGCGGCTTGTCAACGTTCTGTAGCTCGTCGTACAGCCAGTGTACGTGCCCGCACACCACTCCGGTAGTCTGTGCGTCTTGTATGCCGCCCATCACCACCTGGAACCAGGGGATGGTACGCGTCAGCCGGTACTGGACAAGCTGCTTCATCACCTCGGCGCTGGCTACCTGCGCCTTGTCCGACTGGTCGCCCGCGCCAATACTCACCACGTCCACATTGCTGAAGAACGCGGCAGCAGCCGCAGCCTCGTTTTTCCGGATTACGGAGCGAATCTTGGGTCGGTACAGGCGGCTGCGCTTGTCGTACGCGGGGGCGTTGTACTTGCTGTCCGACGGGTGCATGTTGTTGAATGCACGGATGCTATCTTCCCACGCCTTGCGCCAGTTGCCGTCCACATAGCTGGTGCTGCTACGGAACGCGCTCCTCGCCCGGGACAACCACTCGTCAGATCCGGTATCTTCGTCCGGATTGCCGTTCTGCGCAGTGGGCGGAGTGTTGGTTCTGGCGATGTCGGAAATCATGTAGACTTGTCCTGTAGCGTGAGCATCTCGCCATTCCACGCGCCACGGGGCACGCCGCAGCGCTCAAGCAGCTCGCCACCAGCGCGGACTACGTTACGCTCCAGCTCGCTAACCGTGGCGGCGCGGTGCGCGTCAACGGTAAAGCCGTAGCGCCCGTCGTCAATCGCCATGTTCTTCACCACCAGGGTGCGGCCCGGTGCCCAGCCCACCATCCACACATGCGCGGGGTAGTGGTTGCTGAGCACTTGCGCTGCCAGCTTGGCAATGAGCTCCATCTGGCTATTTTCGGCGTCTCCAGCGGTGGCTTCGACGGTGGCAATGTCAGCAGCAGAATTCATGGAGCGTAGTGTAACAGGGCCGGGGGCCTAGTGGCTAGTGCCGTGGCGCTACGCGCAGCGTGATGCCTACGTGCCCGAAGGTGCGGAGGAACCAGCGGATGATGTGGGGTGCTGGGCGGGGGGTCATGGTCAGACGGCAATCGTGCCGAACGTCTTCCATGTGCCTGGCGTGCCGGCACTTGTACACACCCAGCCAATGTTTCCACCAGCAGATGGTTGCGAATGCCACACAATATCGCCCCGCTCCCATGTTCCGCTTGTAGGCACCGTGTAACTGGCGAATTGACGAGAATACAGATTGGAAGCGGCTGAACCCCTGTAATCGTAAAGGGTCATCTGCATTCCGGGCGCGTTCTGTCCACGCCCGTACAGAGGAGACAGCGCAGCCCCGGCGTCATTCTTCGCCCAGAAATAGGTCTGATTCGGATACGTCTCATTCTCCACAACAACGGCATCCGTGTAGTCCACGACAAACTGCTGACCAGCAGTGGTCATATTGGTCGTGTACACGTTCCCAGAAACCACATTCAGTTTCCTGGCGCGCACAAGCTCACGGGTGGCGGCCCCGGTGGAATAGGCCGCACTCGGGCAATAAACCTGATTGCTGATAAATTCGCCGCCGCAATCCATCTGCAGCATGATGGCGCCGCCGTTGCTTACTGAGTTTTCGTTGACAAACGAACAGTCTCGGATGATGACCTGCTGGTCATAGATCGATCTGGAGGCGTCTTTGACCGCCAGCAATGATTGATTTTTTCCATACACAACGTGGTCTTTTATGCTCACTGTGCTCAACATATCTGAGTACAGAGGTGTGATGCGCGGGTTTGTTGCGGCGCCAGTCGTCAGTCGTGTCGTGCCGCCCGTAATCGAGCCATTCTTTACCGCAAAGATAATTTGATCAGAGCCAGAGGCAGACGCTCCAACCTCGAAGTATGGGTTTTCAAAAACGATGTCATCGACATTTCCCGTTGATGCGATGGACGGGTAAGTTGGCGACGCAAGATTGATACACGCAAAAATTGATCCCCCGTTGCCCGTAATGCGAGGATTGACGAATTTAAGCTGCCGTACTACCACGCCAGTAGTTACGTTTGGCTCAATGTCCAAACCTGCGCCAGGAGCATAAGACCCGAACGATCCAGTGTTCCCCGTGTCACGAAAACGGCAGTTAATAAACGTGCCGTTGAACAGCCCGATGATGCTGCACCCTTGGCGACCGTTGTTATAAGAGTCGAGATTGATAACCGCAAAATTGCGCGATTCCGTAGAAATTACTCCAGCCGTGAATTGATGGTCGATGTAAAGGCCATCGTTGGGGTGGTCGTGCAGTACCGGGTTGATTAGCGTCACATTCTGACACCCAAAAAACTGCAGGCCATGCTCGCCCTGCTCGGTCCCCACCTTTGTGCCTGTGCTGACGTTGCCGTTTGTCTTGACGTTTTCCAGAAGCACGTTCTTGCATCTGCGAAAAACAATGTTTGACGAAGTAAGCGATGCCGAATGAACAAAATCGGCCTTGAGACTGATTTCTGCGCCAGCATCAAAAACAAACGTCAATCCGTCGCAGTCTGTAAATTCGATGTTGACCGTGTTCGGTGCGCCTGTCTGAGCTATGTAATAAGTGCCCTTCGGCCAAAGCACAAACCCGCCGCCTTGAGCGTTGACGTAGTTTTTCAAAGCGACAATCGCCGCCGTGTCGTCGGTCACCCCGTCGCCAACCGCCCCGAAGTCCTTCACGCTCACCGTCTCGCGCATCTTGGCCTGCGCCGTGCGCGTCTGCGCCCCTGTACCCGACTGGATAAACCCCACCCAGGCAGCGCCGTCACCATCGGCCAATAAGCTGGAGAGCGCGACACGCTTGGTAGTGCTACCCTGCACCAGGGGCAGCAGTTCGGTGCCGTCGGGGGTCGTAGCGGCGGGGAGCTGGGAGATTTTGATGTTACTCATGGCGTGCCGAGGTTAGGGTTGTAGATGCCGGAGCGGGTACGGTCCGTGCTGTCAAACTGGCGGGAGTTGCCAAACTCGTACGCGCCGTGGTCAGGCGCACTAAACTCGCTGCCCCAGGCACGCTCAACTAGCTGCTGCCAGTTGATTGTGCCCGTGGTTACGCGGCTAGTAATCTGGCGGGTGGTGGCGCTGGTGGGTGCGGGCATACGTGCTCCGTAGTGTAGTGGGCATGCAGGGGCGGGGGCAAGGGGGCAGTCTCAGCTAGGTGTACTCGGGCTCCAGGTAGCCCACTTCCCGCAACGTGGGGGCGTGGGGCTCCATGTCATAGATGCGTGAGAACGCATCTACCAAGTCTTTGTTCCCGCCGAAGGGGAAGAAGTGTACTTGCAACCGCAAATCTTTACTTAGGTCGTAGATTTGGTTGCTCTCGTCCTTGCGCTTGATTGGCCGCGCAATGCGGTGCGCGTAGCCGGTATTCTGCATCTTGCGCTGCGTGGCGGTCAGCTTGTCGTCCTCGGTGTCGTAGGGCAGGTAGATGCGGTGGCTGCGCAGGTCAGGCCCCAGGCGCTGCACGCGGTCAACCTTGCTGCCCTCGCTGTCTCGGGGCCACATAAGCTCCTCAATGGGGAAGTGCCCGCCCTCGTTGGGCTTCTGCATCTGCTCGGCAAAGTAGTCCAAGTCAGCCTGAGCGCCAAAGGCCTCGTAGCCCACCTTTACGTTCTGTACGCCGGGGGCACGCTTCCAGCGGTGGAACATTTGCGCGGTGCGGGTCCAGCGCTCGCGCAGGTCCATCTTGTGGTTAAAGCCATCTAGCAGATACTTGTTGAGCGCATAGTCAACGCCCACAACGGCAATGGCGGTCTTGGCTGAGCCCTTCTTCTTACTGCGGGCGGGGTCAACCATGATGTAGACGTTAAGCACCTCGGGCCGTACTTCGTACGTGCGGAGGTCCTCCACGTTGAACATGCGCTGCTGGCCAGCCAGGGGGTTCTGCAGCATCTGGCAGGAGATGGTAGCCTCGCCCTGGTCCCGCACCTTCTTGTCCCAGGTTTCCTGCGTAAAGAGCACTGGCGTGCCGGTAATGGTGCCGTCAGCCGTGGCGGGGTGCAGCCGCACCACCACAGACTTACGCTTGATAATCTCCTCGTACGTGTCGGCGTACGAGTAGCGGGTGCCAATGTGCCACTTGCGCCCCCCGGCGGTGCCGAGGTTGTCGCTAAGTTCCCAAGCCTCGGTGGTCTTGGCAATCTGCTCCGGGGTGGACACTGACTCGCGAGTTACGACGTCATCATACACCATGAGCGCAAAGTGCTTTGACGTCGGCTGCCCGTCCACTAGGCCATGAGCCTCAATGGTGTTCTCCTTGGGGTTGCTGCTGCGGCAGACGGTGATGCCGTTGTCCAAACTCCAGGACGGTGCCTCGCGTTCTGGATTCTGCCAAAAGATAGAGGGGAACTGCGCCCGCAGGTCCTCATTCTTCTCAAACTCTTTCTGTATCTGGCGCAGAAACGCCTTGGCGATTGGCTTTGTGTGGCTGAACAAACCGATGGTAATTTCGGGATCGTTAATTATCTCTTGGATAATGCCAGCAAAGGTGATAATCGTGCTCTTGTAGTGCTCCCGGGCCCAGAGGTCGAGGTAGCCGTCGCGGGCTGCCTCTACCTCCCGCGTGCGGGCGTACAGCCAGGGGTGTATAGCATCCGGCCGGTGCAGGGTTTTAACTAGGAGGTAGTACCTATCATTCTGCGAGAGCCAGGGCTTAATCTGGTCCGTGGGGAAGCTACCCTCCAGTATCTGCCAGAACTCTGAAATAGAGTGGAACGGCGCGGCCAGCAGCGCGGCTTTAATTTCCGGCGTCATTGCTCACCACCTCTACGCCACCCATCCGCTTGGCAAGCACGGCGGCGAACTTGCTCATCACAGCGTCCACCTGTCCCTGCTCAGTGGGGGTGGGGGGCGGCTTGTCAAGGTCTTCAAACACACCCTGAATTCCATACGCCTGCCGCTCGAGGAGCATCAGCGTCTTCATACTATCGGCCAAGCGGCCAAGCACGCGGCTCTTCGTGTCAAGTGTGGCCAGGGGGTCGTCGTCCTCGCTGGGGGTGACGGTGACCAAGTCCCCAATCAGAGTTGAGCAAATGTCGCGTGCCTGCTTGATGTCCTTGCGGTGAGTGCTGAGCACGTTGGCCTGCATCTCGGCATTGACGCGCTCAATAACCGCGAGCTTGCGCTCCTTCTCCTCGGCCATGCGCTCTCGGTTGGCGAGGATCATGTCCGCAGTCATCTTGGCAACGAGGTTGCCCTTGTTACGCGTCCAGCCCTTGTTACTCGCTTTGGAGATGAGCAGCGTGGGGGTGACGCCTATCTCTGTAGCTATGTCCACGGTGGGCTTGTCCGTAGTTTCGTACTGCACCTGCGCCCAGTCCCAGTCGTTGTGCCGGGCGGGGATAAATACTGCTTTACTTGCCACGCTTCTTAACTACTGAGTTAGCGCTGGCAATGGCGCGGCCTTCATTCTTCGTCTTCTTCAGCACCGAGTTTGCCACGGCGGACCACTGGCGCTTTTCTTTGCTGGTGTCTGCCTTTCTGGTGTACTTGGGGGCGTCGGCCATCGTGTAGGGCATGGGGTAGTCCTCCAGCGGGGGTGGTGGGGCTAGTGTACCGCCTGCCCAGTGGCGGATGCAAATAAAACATTCGATCGACTGCCGAGGCTGAATTCATACCCCCCATGTTCGATTCTCAGTGCCCTGCTCTTGATTCTCAGTACCACGTGCGTGGTGGTAATCTGCTTGGATACTCAGTAGCTGAGATTCTGAGAACCCCGGCACTTTGATACTCAGTAGCTGAGATTCTGAGAACCCCGGCACTTTGATACTCAGTAGCTGAGATTCTGAGAACCCCGCACACGGGGGTGGAGACAGACGCCGCCCTTTACCTCTGCCTATGTCAATTTTGGGTTCCGGGTTCCTGGCGCTCAGGTCTGGGGCCCCTGGAGGTTCTGGTCGCTCAGGTCTAGGGATCAGGTTAGTGGGCGCTTACTTCTATTCCGGCGCACGCACTAGGGGTTTCTACCTAGGGGTTTACCCTTAGGGGTTTACCCTTAAGGGTTTCCACCTAGGGGTTTACCCTGGGTGTTCCGCCTAGCAATCCGCATGCCAGGGGCATTAGGGTTTGTACCTAGCAAAAACTTTCGGCATGTAAGGTTCGTGTAAGCTTCGCCCGCATAATGAGTGGCATGCACTAAGTGATGGTGCATACCGTAAGGGGCCCGGTGCATGGCCCCTAGCGTAAAGGAAGCCTACCATGGCACGCAAGCAAAAGACCCCGGCCCCCGTGGCCCCCGTAGTCGTTGAGGCCCCCGCAGTGGCCGAAGCCCCCGCAGTGGCCGAAGCCCCTGCCCCTGCCCCTGCCCCCGTAGTGGTGGCGGGTACCGAAGTGACCCTGACCAAGTCGCAGGTCGCGCTGACCACTGCTAAACACGGCGGACGCGTGATGCCCGGACAGGTGGGCAAGCACTATACGGTCGGTGGCAAACCTTACCGTGTCCGGACAGCTACGAATGCTGCGCAGTGGCAAGCCGTGCTGAGCGCCATCAGCAAGGGTGCCGGGAAGGCCACCGTAGATGGCATGGTGGCCGAGGGCTTCCCCCTTACCCTTGCAGCCCCCTTCGTCAGCTATGCGGTGAACCGAGGCTGGCTGGCTGAAGTGTAAGCCCCTACAAGCCCCCGGTAACCCCGGGGGCTTTTTGACTCCTTACCCTGAGGACCTGACCATGACCGAGAACGAGAAGTGTATGCTCACCGCGCTGGGGGCCATTGTGGCACTTGCAGTGTTTTTCGCAGTGATGATGTACTGACCTGACGACCCCACGGCCCCCTAGGGGCCTTTGTTTTTTGGCCCCCTAGGGTAACCCCTAGGGGGCTTTGTTTTGTGGGCACCTGACCCCTGCCCTGCCCTGCCCTGCCCTGCCCTGCCCTGCCCTGCCCTGCCCTGCCCTGCCCTGCCCTGCCCTGCCCTGCCCCCCGAGGACGCTGACCTGACGACCGACGACCGAGGACGCTGACCTGACGACCGACGACCGAGGAGGACGACCGACGACTTGACTGCGAGACCTGACGACCCGAGTCCAAGACTCTTAGACTTTTAGGCCTGCGTTCGAGGTCCATATACGCGTGCGCGGGCGTTTAAGACCTCAGCTCCAGGTGTTCAGCCGCTCGGTGGGGTGGGTCATTGTTTTGGAAACCAAGACCTCGGCGCTCGGTGGGAAGGTCATTGTTTTGGAAATAAAGTGCCTAAAGCGGGGGTTTTCTGCCCAGTTTTTGTATACAAAGTCATTTAACACCGAAAACCTGAGCCGGTAACACGCGCACCACACCGGAGCACGCTCTAGATACCAACCTGTTGCGCTCAAGCAACACAACACCTATCCGTGGCGGGGGCAGGTAACAGTGGTATACGGTAACAGTGGGGGTGCCATAGCGCTTTATATGGGGGTGTATATGATACAGACATTAAAAGAATACATTGCATGCCACACATAGACACAACCCGTCTAATTTACTGTTACCACTGTTACTGTGCCCAAAACCCCTTGCAAAACAAGCACTTAGCAGGTAACATCACATTATTTAGTGATGTTACCACTGTTACTCGCGATGTTACCACCCCAACTTTTTGAGGTGCGCGTTCACAGCACCGCTATCCCACTCCTTGTCCCTACCCTGTACGACCCAGAACCGCTCGGGCTGCCCCGTGCTGGGCCTCTTAATCAACTTGCCGCCGTGCGCCTGTTGGAACCCCCCATTCCGCAGCGCGTTTGACAAGCTCTTAACCTTGCCGGGTGAAAGTTCCGCCTCACTCTCTCCGTAGTAGAGCACGGCAAGTTCCTTAGCGGTCCACACCGCTTTGCTCTGCCCGGGCAGGGGCAGCACGGCTTCGGGGTCAGCGTAGAGGTCCGCCACCCAGGCCTCCATGGGGGACATGGTGGCGGACTTAACTTCTTCTTTCCATGACGTAGCGGGTGCCCACGCGGCGGGGTCAAACCAACTAATGTCCACCCCTAGCAGATAATTGTAGAGCGCGGAGGGTCCCCACCCATTCTCCGCCCACTTAACATACCTCTGCCAGTAGGCTTGGTCCCCCCGCCTGTCAACTCCCCCCACGCCCCAACGCACCACGCAAGCACGTCTATCGTCTTGGTCGAGCTTCACACAATCCCAGTAGTTGCTCGTAATGACAAGATTCACGTGGTTAGCTATCTCATACTCGGGCTGACCCTTGCGGTTAACCTTCAGCATTTCCTGAGTGACGAGAGCCTTGACCCGTTGGCTCACCATGTCCTCCTCCCCACGGGCGCGTACCAACTCATCCGCGTGTACAAACTGCCGCTGCGCATAGTAGCTGGTGAACGTACTTTTAAGCGCATCCGTATCAACGATTACGGCATTCCCACCGTAGATGGCATGTAGCGGTTTGAAAAACAGATTTTTCCCCGTGCCGCTGGGGCCAAACATCAACACATAGCTGTTCAACTTCTTGCCAGGGTTCTGTAGTGGATAAGCGCACCACGCCACTATCCACTGCCGTAGCTCATCGTTGTCCACGTTATTGGCCAACAGCTCCAGCCAGGGGTCAACGTCCCCTGGCTCGGGGTCTAGGCCCATGCCGCGCCACAGGTTCAAGTTAGGTAGCCCGCCACGGTCACCCATGATTAACCTGCCCTTACCCGGGCTGTACTCAAGGCTTTGGGCCTCTACACGATCAACACTGCTCAGCCATACGCGGGGCACATTCACCTGCCGCGTGCGCTCGCCGTCCTCAACCTCCACGGTAAAGTGCGCGTAGTTCACATCAGTAAACACGGCGCGGGTCATCAGGTCGCCGGTGGCTTGGTCGGCAATACGGCCCAGCTCTCGCACCACGCACACCTCGCTACTGAGCTGTAGCATCATCTGGTGGTACTCGCTAATGTCAACGGGTGTTCCTTCACCCTGTAGAAACTCCAGCGCCTGCGCGTCCCCCACCCGGGCGCGGTAGTCGTCAAAGCCTTGGTCCTCACCACCCTCCGCTTTCGGCACCCGTAGGGCCACAGCTTGACGCCCGGTAATCTCCATCAGCTTGGTGGCAAGCGCATTCTCAGCCGCTTGCACCTGCCAGTTATCCCACGCGTTGCTGTCGAACACGATTACGGGCTGGAGCTGTAGTGCCTTCCACGGCAGGTCCTTCAACTCCTCCACCAGGGCGATGTTATGCTTGCGGCTGCTCCAGCCCCACACGCCATTCAACCCCACGCTGGGTACGCCGAGCACCGCGCCGTTGATTGCTTTGATGCACGACTCGTGAATGTACACCCTATCCCCACTGGCGAGCTTCCGCCAGTCGTACACTGGGGGCAGATAGGCGTGGGGGCTTTCGTTAGGTGGGCAAAACATCTTGCCCGGAGTGCGTGCCTTGCTGGCGTCCACCACGTCAGCAAAGCTGGTGACCACCCGCAGCTCCACCTTGTCCATCAGCGGCACAAGGCGTGCGCTCCACCACTCAATAACCTGGTCCTTGTCCCCCAGCTTAAAGTGTGGGAAGACCACTGCCGCCCGGTTATCCGCCGCGTTGACCTGCGTGCTGCGCCGCGCAGCGGCAATCAGCTCAACGGCTTGCATCACGTGCAGGCCGCACTGGTCGGCAACCGCCCTGCTCACCCCACGCTGGGCTAAGTAGTCCCACACACGGCCGATGCCGGGGAACTGCTTCTCCTCCCTGTGGTTCTTAAACGACAGGCTTATCTCATTGAACGTTAACACAGTCTACAATCCCCTTGCGTGCGGGCCTGCGCACGCTATAATGGGGGCGCTCCAGCCAGAGCACGCTCCCCGTACTAGTCCCATCTCCGGTGAAGCCGGAGGTCTGAAAGGCCCAGTCCCCTCACCCCGGGGACTGGGCCTTTGCTTTAGTGTACCCCCACCCCCATTAAGAAGATAGCTTAGGGTAAACCCCAGTACTTCCAAACAGTCGCTGCGCCACAATACCCTTACTGGCAAAGCCGCCAGGGTTCTAGTTGACAGTAAGGAGTGTGTAGAATGCTAAAAGACTCTTGGATAGTCGAGGTGACTGACACCTTTGGCGGCGCGGCTAACTACGCCTGGGTGCGGCGGGCATTCCTCGCCACGCCGCCCGCCCTCACCCGCCGGAGCCTTGTGCGCCGCGCCAAGGCGCTGATGTGTTGGAGCGGCCGCCCCTGCGCCGTGTACGACCATGGCGACCAACTCGAGCTCCGCCCGCGCTGCTCCAGCGTTGTCATGTTCATCACCTACGCGGGGCAGGCATGATAGTGACGCGCTGCATTGCTCCACCCGTGCCCACGCGGCAATGGGACTGGGTGGCGTTCGTCCAGGGCGACGAGGAAGCCAACGGCCCCACCGGGCGTGGCCCCACCGAGGCCGAAGCCCTGCTCGACTTGTGCGAGCAGCTAGCCCAGCGAGTTGCTGAGGGTAGAGAATGACCTACGCTGGCAAGTACCGCAGCGCGGGGTTCCGCCCCCGGGACGTACCCGCCACCGCAGTGGTGACTAAGCCGTTGCTCCGGGTAACTGAGCGCCCCGCGAGCCTCCAGGCGGCTGACACTACCTACGCTCCACGCCCCACGCCGGACAGGTACACGGGCACAGAGTGCATCGGCATCGCGGCCATGCACAAGTCCAACCTAGTGCCAGTGTTCACCCCCGCGCAGGCGGTTGACGCTGCCTCCATGCGGAGAGGGTGACACCACCATGTTGCTTGAAACACGCATTTGCGGCATCCCCTGCCGTGTGGACGCCACCGTGCTTGTAGTGCCCGGGCGCATGAGCTGGAACGCCCCTAGTGACCTTGACTACTGGGGCTACACCGAGATTGACTTTACGGTGCTTGACCGGCGCGGCCGCCCCGCCCCCTGGCTGGAGCGGAAGATGACGGACTATGACCGTGAGCGGCTGGAGGAGGAGCTGCTCAACGCCCACACCAACTACGACCCGTACTAGGTGTTTACCCCTATTGTGCAGACTAATCAACACTGCACAATGGCTTTGCCTGCAAGGTGCAGGCGTTCTAGTTTCAACCTGAGGAGTTTGCTGATATGCGAGTTTACCTTGACCTGGGCTACGACTGCCGCGCTGCCGTGGACCTTACCCCCGCTGAGCTTGACACCCTTACCAAGGTGCTGGACCGTGCCCGCCCCGTGAGCGGCTGGTGGCACGGAGATGCCGAGCTCAAGCTGGCCGAGAAGCGCAGCGTAGAGTACAACGTCCGCGTGGTGCCTGCCAGCGTCAAACTGGTGGAGTACGTGGCTGAGCAACCCACCACCACGGAGGCTTGAGATGGGCGACCGTGTACTGATGCAGTGCCACTCAGCCAAGAGTGGCAGATTCGGCCCCGTGGTGTATTGCCACTGGCTGGGGGACAAAGCACCGCAGATTGTCAACCAGCTGATTAACCGCATGCGTGGCCGCAGCGGAGACGTTGACTGCACCAGCGCTCGGCTGGTGCAGGAATGTACGCTAGCGCAAGCTGACCCTGCCACCTGCATGGGCATTGGCGTGTGGAACAGTGACCACCTGCTCACCGCCAAGGACAGCCACGGGGACGCTGGCTGCGTCCTGATTGACGTGGACAACTGGGCTATCACCTACGTGGGAGGATACCTGGAGCATGACGGCTTGTTGAAGTCCACAGAGCAGCAAGCACAGGACGCTTTGTATGCCCACATGGCTACTACCCCCTTAGTGGGGGCAAATTAACGCCACCACGGGGCACCTGACGTGTCTGCTGGGCAACCCGTAACCCCCGCGCCCCGTGCGCTGGCTCTGGTTGCCCAGCTACGGTGGATTTACAGCACGTCCACCGCAGTGCACGCCCCTCTAGTGCTAGAGGCCCTTACCATACTAGAGCAAGCAGTGAAAGACGAGACAACAACCTACCTCTTCGACGACGGCACAGAGCCTACCGTCCGTCGCCTACCCAAGGGCTGTGACCAGCAGGGCCGCTTTCCCGAGGCAGCGGAAGCTGCAACAGAAGTGGGCGCTGATGATGCCCCCGTGGGTATTGGTTCCATCGTCCTGAGGAGCGTGAAGGCCATCATCATTGTCGGCGTGATTGCTTTTCTTGTGGGGGTGTTGGCATGACTGAGAAGAGTGAAGCCCTGCGGCTGGCTGATGCGTTAGAAGTGTCGATTAGTGATGCATGGCACAAAGAAGCCGCCACCGAACTGCGCCGCCTTCATGCGGAGAACGAGAAATTCCGCAAGCACATTGAGGGCCAGAACACTGAGCTGGACAAACTGATTCCTATGGCTGAAAGGCTTGAGGCCCAGCGCGATGCGATGCTGGAGGCGTTGAAAAGCACAGGCCTGTTTCTGCACCACTGCTGGTGCGATGTGCAGATGAACGACTACTCGTTCGAGAAGCTGAATCAGCAAATGCAGATCGTTGACGCTGCCATTAAGTCGGTGGAGGAGGGGAAATGAGCGACTACGGGGATTTGTGCCGCGATCTACGCAGCTCCAAGCGTGAACACCGCCTCAAGCATGGAGTGCTCTGCCCCGAGTGCAAACGCGTTCGACCCAAAGCGCACCCCACGATCTTGCTGCCGCAGCAGCGGTGCAAGGTGGACGGCTACCGCGATCCCCGCCCGCGTGGCGAGACTTACTTTGACGCCATCAAGGCGGTGGAGGAAAACACATGACCCCGACAAACAAGCTGCGCTTTGTGGAGCGCGAAGTGCCTTGCGGAGACGGCTATTCCAAGACCATCCGCGTTCTTCAGCAGTGGTGGGAGCCGCCTTATCCTGGCCCTGCTATTCCGGGCGAATGGCGGGACGTACCGCTGGAGGAAGAAGTATGAACGAGACAGACCGTGAACTGCTTGAGGCCGCTGCGAAGGCGGCTGGGATTTACTACTGGATTGACGCCGACGCTGTTGTTACGCACAGCGACACGCCCGGTTCAACGCGGGAATGGAACCCACTCACCGACGACGGCGATGCGCTGCGGCTGGCGGTGAAGTTGCGGCTTATGCCGGTCATTGAGGAATGGTCTGACGGGCTGCGGGTATTCGTGCCATCGCATCTTGATGGCGTCGAGCGTTTGTCCGGCGACCCCCTCGCCGCCACCCGCCGCGCCATCGTCAGGGCTGCGGCTGAGATTGGAAGGAGCATGAAATGATCACCCTACAGGAAGCCCTCCACGTTGTCCCGCTCAACGACCTGCGTGAACACGTTGCCAGCAAGAACTGCTGGTGCAAGCCGACCGAAGACGATCAAGTCGATGACGTTTGGATTCATCACTCGATGGATCAACGAGAGCAATACGAAGAAGGAAGGAACATGACATGACCAAGATCACAATTGACCGCGCCGTGGTGGAGCAGGCGCTGGAGGCGTTGGAGCTACTGCAAAACGCCATCTACAACATTGGGGGTGAACACGTCACCGGATGGGGCTATGCGAACGATGCTGCTGATTCAGCCGAGAAGCCAATCACCACCCTCAAGGCCGCGCTGGTAGAGCCGCAGGAGCCGGGGTTTTGGGGGCGTGTTGCGGCACGACAGGCCAGCAGGATCAAGCAACTTGAAACCACCGGCCAGCAGACGCTGGAGGCGTTGGAGAATTTTGGAATGAAGCACTACGAGAACACTGGCGAAGTGCTGCACAGAGACGTTTACGAAGCCCTCAAGGCCGCGCTGGCAGAGCCACAGAATCCTTGCAACCCTTCGTGCGCTCCGGGCTACTGCTACTGTGAGCCGGTGCATGGGGTCAAAGAGTGAGCATCGTCACCCACGTCGCCGTCTTCTTCGCCCGCAACCCTGACGAAGAATTGACTGCTCACGACATCGGCATCAAATGGGGCATGAAACCCAACAACATCGGCCACTCGCTGAAGTACGCCGAGCAATCAGGCTGGGTCAAGCGCACCAAGCGCACCGACCCCGGCGCGCGATACAAGTACCACTGGGTCTACACCGCTGGCCCGCTGTTACTCAAGCAAGTTGAAAAGTCCCGCAGCGCACCCTAGGGTAAACCCCTATGGCACGGGTAAGTCAAAAGCGCAAAATAGCTATGCTGCCGCAGTGGCAGTAGTCCTAGTTAACCAAGAAGGAAAGTTACATCATGCGTCCCATTCTCACCTCTCCGCGCGTGCTGCGCACCGGCCAGCCGCTGACGTTGGCAGGCATCCAGCAAGTGTGCCCTGCGGTGTTTGCCCCTCAAGCGCACGCAAGCCGGGGGCCTAAGTACCTGTACGTGCCCACAATCGAGCCCCTCAACGCCCTGTTGGACAGTGGCTGGGGCGTGTACGAGGCCAGCCAACAACGCGCCCGCGCCGCCGACCGTGACCCCTACACCAAGCACATGCTCCGCCTGCGGAAGCTCGAGCACTTTGACAGTACGCAGGTGCTGCGGGACGGAGTGCCGGAGGTAATCCTCATCAACGCACACGACGGCACCGCCGCCTATCACTTGCGGGCAGGATTCTTCCGCTTTGTGTGCAGCAACGGGTTGATTGTTGGCAACCAGATTGCCGGGTTTAAGATCCGCCACACGGTAACCAGCCAAACCACCAGCGAGGTTATTGACGGCTGCACCCGCGTAGTGACGGAGAGCTTCCCCGTAATGCTCGACAACATGGACCGCTTTAAGAGCATCCACCTATTGCCCGAGCAGCAGTACCGGCTGGCTAATGTGGGCATCAAGCTGCGGTATGGCACCACGCTACCGAAGTTTACCGTGCAGGACGTACTTACCTGCCGCCGCCCCGAAGACGAGGAGCCTACCCTGTGGAACATCTACAACCGCGTGCAGGAGAACGTGGTGTACGGCGGCTGGGAACAGCGCAGCCGTGGATACAACCGACGCACCACCGTGCGTGGCGTTGAGCGTGTAAGCGCCGTAGCTGGCATCAACGCTGGGTTGTGGGACGCCGCTACCACCCTGGCTGACGAGCTTGCTTGATGCCCACCCACCTGTACGAGTACGCTGGCGTTACCCTGAGTGTTGAGTATACGGTGGATGCAGCGGATAGCATCCCCACACTCAGCGCCGCCCGGGTGTTAGATGCCAGCTACCAGCCCTGCGGGCCAGACTTAATAGACTGGTTGCAGCGCCTTGTATTCATGCACACGCCAACCGATGGAGAGAGTGTGCTCTCTATCATAGCCGGAGAAATACACAGTGTCCTTAACTGCCACTGAACTTGCCCAACTGGCCGACCACTACTGGACCACGCGGGCCAAGCGCCTTGATGCCGACAAGGTAGCCAAGGATTTGAAAGATGAAGAGTCTCGCGCCGAGGCTACTTTGATAAAGGAGATGCGTGAGCAGCAACTCACAGCCATTGGAGGCAAGCTGGTGCGTCTTGCTATCCCCACCGTGCCAGAGTACGTGCCCGCCGTAAAGGACTGGGACGTGCTTTACAAGCACATTCTGGAGTCGGGTGACTTTAGCCTGCTCCACAAGCGGGTGGGTAACACCGCCTGCAAAGAACGCTGGGACGCCGGCGTAGACGTACCGGGGGTTGAGAAGTTCCCGGTGTACAAGTTGTCAAAATCAGGAGTTTGAACCATGAGCGAGATTGTCACTACCCAAGCCTCTGCGCTTGCCCTGCCCAACGACGTGCTTGCCGCCCTGGCGGCTGAGGCCAAAGCCGCCGCCGCTAAGGAGCGCCCCGCCCTGGGCCGCATTGGCCTTAAGAGCGGCGTTATGACCTACGCGGGCCAACCCGTAGCCGGTAACAAGATGGAAGCCATTGTGCTCTGCGCCAGCTTCCGTAACGTGTGGTACGCCGGACGGTACGACCCTAACAACATCGTCAATCCGAACTGCTTTGCCCTCAGCATGGATGACGAGGGCATGGTGCCGCACAGCAACGTCAGCAAACCGGCCAACTCCACCTGTGCCGGATGCCCCCACGACGAGTGGGGCAGCGACCCCAACGGCGGCCGAGGCAAGGCCTGCAAGCAGACCCGCCGCCTTGTGCTGCTGCCAGGGCACGCCATGGAACAGGGGCCAGACGCACTCCGCGCCGCAGAGATGGCTGTGCTGGACTTGCCCGTCACCAGTGTGAAGAACTACAGCAGCTACGTGAATACGCTGACCGCCAGCACGCAGATGCCCACGTATGCCGCCGTGTGCGAAATTAGCGTGGTGCCCGATGCCAAAACGCAATTCAAGGTCAACTTCCGGGCTATGCGTGTGGTGCCTAGCATGGAGCACTTGCAGGCCATCAAGTCCCGTATGGATGGAGCGCAGCTTGTGGCGCTGGAGCCCTACGCCGAGACTGCTGACGAGGACGACGCACCGCCTGCCAAGGTGGCCGCGCCCGCCAAGGGCAAGAAGTTCTAAGGTTTTGGGGATGGTCTAGCGTGGCGGGGTTGTCTCCTCCCTGGCCCACAATCCGCTCAGTGCGGACGCCACGCAGCACATAGACATGCCCCTGCCCCCACTCACCATCTCGATAAGCAGTTGCCGGTGAGTGGGGGCTTTTTACAAGGAACTCGAGTGCTTACCATTGACTTTGAAACTGAAGGGATAGTGGGTAACCCCATCTATGCACCGCCGCGCCCGGTGGGCGTATCAATTAAACGGGAAGGAGAAGAGTCCACCTACCACGCGTGGGGGCATCCTACGGAGAATAACTGCTCGTTTGAGCAGGCCAAGGCCACGCTGCTCACCGCCCTGCACGAGGACAAAGAGGGCTACCTCGCCCACAACGCGCCATTTGAAGCCGCCATTTTGCGCGAGTACTTCGGCTATACGCAGAAAGACCCTCTCAAGGTACACGACACGCAGTACCTACTATTCCTTGCTGATCCGTACGCCTTAACATTCAGCCTCAAGCCGAGTGCTGAGCGCATACTGGGCCTGCCCCCCGACGAGCGGGATGACGTTATGGCTTGGGTGCTGGCTAACGTGCCCGGAGCCAAGAAGTCTGACTGGGGGGCCTACATCTGCAAAGCGCCGGGTGGACTGGTTGGCAAGTACGCTGTAGGAGACACTGACCGTACCCGCGCCCTGTTTGACGCGCTGTACCCCCGCATTCTGCAGGCCGGTATGCTGGAGCCCTACCGCCGCGAGCAGCACTTGGCCCCCGTGCTAAGCGCCAGTAGTGAGCGTGGCGTGCGCCTTGACATGGAGCGGCTAGAGGCAGACATCAAGGTGTACACCGCCGCCAAGCTCAAAGCCGAGCATTATGTATACAAAACGCTGGGCGACTTTAATATCGACTCTGACGCTGAGCTTGCCGCCGCGTTGGACCGTGCGGGCCAAGTTACCCAGTGGGTGCTAACCCCCACGGGCAAGCGCTCCACAAGCCGTAAGAACCTTGTTGGACGCGTTAAAGACCCCGCGCTGCTGGCCTACCTTGCCTACAGGGGCGTGCTGCAAACGTGTCTTGGCACGTTTGCCGAACCCTGGCTGTACCAAGCCAGCCGGGAGGGCGGACGCCTACACCCACAGTGGAATCAGGTACGGGGTGACAAAGGCACGGACGGAGACATGTCCGGCACCCGCACGGGGCGGATGAGTTGCCGCAACCCCAACCTGCAGAACCCACCGAATGAATTTGAAGGTTTGGTGATACCTGAGGGCCTACCCCCACCCATGATTATGCGGAGGTACCTGCTACCCGAGGAGGGGCATGTGTGGCTCAAGCGAGACTTTAGTGCGCAGGAGATGCGTATTATGGCCCACTTTGCCGAGGGGCGGCTCTACGATGCCTTCCGTCTTGACCCCACCACAGACCCTCACGTCGCTGTGCAGAGGATGATTAAGGAGCTCCTTAACATTGACATGCCCCGCAAGTACGTCAAGATTACTGGCTTTGGAATCATGTATGGACGCGGAGTGCCAAACCTTAGTGCTGCCCTGGGAGTTGATCAAGAAGAAGGCAAGCGCGTGCGAGACGCTTACTATGCAGCTCTGCCGGAAGTCCAACAACTCAGTTACGATACTCGCAACCGAGGGAAGCGAGGCCAGTTTATTCGAACTTGGGGTGGGCGAGTGTATTACCGTGAGCCTGACCCGGCACGGGATCTCAGTTACAAGTTGCTCAACTACCTTATCCAAGGCAGTGCGGCGGACCAGACTAAGCAAGCGATGATAGACTGGGACCGTACCCGCGCCCCAGGTGACGTGCTGCTAGCCGCCGTGCATGATGAAATAAACATATCCGCCCCAATGGATGATGCTGCCGGGGCTATGCGCCGCCTGCGGCTCGCCATGAATGCGGATAGGTTTGACGTTCCCTTCATGTCTGAAGGGTATACCGGCCCCAACTGGGGCGAAATTGTGGGGTACAAAGATAATGACTGACACCGTAGAGCTTAACGTAAAGCCGCCTTTCCGCTGGAGCTTCAGCCAGTGGGAATCGTACAACCAGTGCCCCGCAAAGTGGAACTTCCAGAGCCGCATGAAGTTGCCGCGCCGCCCGCCCGGGCCTGCCGCCGCCCGTGGGTTGCAGATGCACGACACGGTAGAGCAATACATCAAAGGTGGGGAGCCCAGCGTACTGCACCCCGACATTGATAAGAAGTACATCCCCATACTGGACGCATACCGCAACCACCCCAACGGAGACCGACACACCGAAAAGAAGCTGGCCTTTGACGCTGAGTGGTACCTGTGTGCTCCACAGAGCAAGTACGCTGCCTGTGTGGCCGTGCTGGACGCCGTGCGCTACACCAAGCCCCATGCCACTGATACCGGAGTGCTGGAGGTAGGTGAGTGGAAAAGCGGCAAGCCCAAGGACACCCACGGAGACCAGCGCAAGCTCTATGCAATGTTCGGTATGCGGGCGTGGCTAGCAGATGAGGTGCGCGTCACCACCTACTACCTGGAGGACACTGCACCCCCGCAGCGGCTGGTGGTGAGTAGCCAGAGCGGCTTTGAAAAGCTCAAGGCCCTGTGGATTGACCGCATCAGTACCATGCAGCGTGACCAAATCTGCGCCCCGCGCCCTGGCTTCTACTGCCGGTTTTGTGACTACGCCAAGGCCCAAGGCGGACCTTGTCAATTCGGTGCTTGAAAGTTACATAGAAAGGAAGGTAAGGTCTTGGGCACGCTCTAAGGGCGTGCTCTGCCTAAAGCTGACCCCGCAGGGTACTGCGGGCTATCCAGACGACCTATTTTTGTTTCGCGGCCGCACAGCCTTGATAGAATTTAAGCGCCCCGGTGGCAAGCCTAGACCCCTACAACTGGTACGGATTGCGGAACTTGAGCAACAGGGCTTCCCTGTAGGAGTGATTGACAATGTCGACGACGGAATTGCGTTCCTGGCAACCGCGCTCATATCAGCAACAGGCGGTTAAACTTGGAATAGCTCAGGCGTGCGCGGGCTTTCTGCTGCGTCCTGGCATGGGCAAGACCACTATCAGTTACGCGATAGTAAAGATACTGCGCGACAAACGATTGATTAAACGCACGCTGGTGATTGCTCCCCTGCGTGTGATCTACAACGTGTGGCCTAAGCAGAAAAATGACTGGGCCGAGTTTGCTGACCTACGCGTGCAGATACTGCATGGCAAGGATCGCGTAAAGAACTTCCACAACATAGACGCAGACATCTACTGCATTAACCCAGAGGGTTTGGAGTGGCTTGACACGCCCGAGCATCTTGCTTGGCTGCGGCAGCACTTCGACGTACTGATTGTCGACGAGTCCACCAAGTTTAAGAACACTGGCACTCAGCGGTTTAAGAGAGTGCGCAAGTTCATTCAACACTTTAAGCGCCGATACATTCTTACAGGAAGCTTCACCCCCAACGGGCTGTTAGACCTATTTGGACAAATTTACGTGTTAGATGAGGGCGCTGCACTGGGTAGGTTCATAACGCACTACAAGACCAAATACTTCTACCCCACTGACCGCATGGGCTACACCCTGGCCCCGCACGCCTGGGCTGCGGATGAAATTGCGGGCAAGATTGCTCCCCTCACCCTAGTATTGGACCGTGAGGGCAATCTTGATATGCCTGAGCTAATATTTAATGACATCTTAATTGACCTACCTGAAAACGCACGCAAGCAATACGCGCAGATGGAGGAGCACATGCTCGCCACGCTAGATAAAGAACTGGTGGTGGCCGCTAACGCTGCGGTGGCGACCAGCAAATGCCGCCAGATTGCTAATGGATGCCTATTCACTAACGCGGGCGACGGCACGTGGACTGACATACACGACGCCAAGATTGACGCTCTAAAAGACCTTGTTGAGGAGCTGAGTGGGGAGAGCTTGCTGGTGGTGTACGAGTTTAAGCCAGACTTAGAAAAGCTGCGCAAAGCATTCCCCAATGCGGTGCTGCTCACTGGCGGTAGCGCCACCCAGGACGCCACCAACATCAGCCTATTCGCGGGCGGCTTTGTGCAGATGGGGCTGGGGCAATTCACCAGCATCAGCCTTGGCATTGACGGATTGCAAAACAAGTGCCGCAACGTGGTGATGTTTGGCCTGACGTGGAACTTACAAGACTATAGCCAAACCATTGACCGCATCTGGAGGCAGGGACAGAGGGCCGACACAGTAATCGTACACCGCATAATTGCCAAGGACACGGTTGACCAACGCGTGCTGCGCGTGCTCAACGCCAAGGACTCCACGCAGAGTAGCTTCCTAACTCTGCTCAAGGGCATGCAGCGCCCATAGCCCCGCGCTATGGGGACGTGAGTCCCATTGCAAAAAACAATTTGCTTTGGAAACTCAAATGGGCATAATTACCTCTCAGCAGCACTAGTTACACCGTGAATATCTTTTACCTTGACAAAAATCCGCGCCGTGCCGCAGAAATGATGCACGACAAGCATGTGGTGAAGATGGTGCTGGAGACTGCTCAGATTTTGAGCACTGTGTGTCATCGCCACGGCTGCTGGGTACCGGAGATGTATCGGCCTACACACGCCAATCATCCAAGTGTGTTGTGGGCTGGTGAGAGCGTAGAGAGCTTCCAGTGGCTGTACGCGCATGGACTGTGGCTGGGCAAGGAGTTTGAGTACCGCTACGGACACGCTCACAAAAGCAGTGGAGTAATCGACATAGTACCCTACTTCACTCCACAGGAGTTTCCGCAAGCGCACTGGACCGAGCCTCCGCAGGCTATGCCAGACGAATTTAAGATTGCCGGGGACAGCGTAGCTGCCTACCGAGCATACTACCTGGGGCGAAAGGTAGAGCAAAGTGGCTGGACACGTCGCCCCGTGCCAGCGTTTGTGTTAGAAGGAAAACCTGAAATCATGGCTAAGAAGCAAGTGAAGACCGCGCCGACGGCTTCTACCCCCGCAGCGGCAGACGCACCGGCTGCATCCTCCAAGCGTGGAGCGCCCATTGGTGCCCGTGGGCCCAAGGGCGTGGCGCTAGACGCGCTGATTACCCTCAAGTGCGAGGGCAACCCCAAGCGTCCGGGCAGCAAGGCGCACGCAGTATTCGCACAGTACGCGGATGGGATGACAGTGCAAGCCTTCCTCGACGCGGTGGGCGACGCCGCCACCCCCAACTTGGTGTACGACGCTGCGCACGGCTTTATCTCCATCGAGGGGTACGACCCCAAACTGGTGGTGAAGAAGGAGCGTGCCCCCAAGGAGCCCAAGGCTCCTAAGGCCCCGCGTGCCAAGAAGGCCGCTGCCACCGCCGCAGCTCCCACCGCCGCTGAGGTAGAGGTGGACGCCCTGGCCGTGGAAGAAGTGATCGACTGACGGCAAGTAAATGGACATCGTAATTCCAACCTACGGTCGTCCACAGCAGAGCAGGCAGCATACCCTGAACGCCCTGGTGGCGGACGGGTTGCTGCCTGTACTGATTGTGCAGCACCGCGAACATCAGCTCTACAACTGGTATCATGGCCCGGTGCATGTACTACCGCCAGAGATACAGACCGTAGCCCCCACGCGGGACTACCTCATTCATAACGAGGTGTGGAAGAGTCGCTTTGTCTGCATGCTGGATGATGACCTACACTTCTTTGCCCGTCGTAATGATGACCCCACCAAGTTCCGTCCTCTGGTGCCGTTTGAGCTCGGCCGCATGCTGGCGCAGCTTGAGGGTATGCTGGACCGTTTTCCGCACGTGGGCATTGCCCCCAGAGAGGGTGGTAACCGCAACACGGAGCCATTCATGCTCAACACACGCATCATGCGCGTGCTGGGGTATGACCGTGAGTTTTTGCGCACCCACAAGGTGACGTTTGCCCCCATGCCGGTGATGGAGGACTTCCACGTTAGCCTGCAACTACTCAAGCTGGGGCGGGACACCCTGGTGCTGAACAATTGGTGCAACAACCAAGCCGAGGGGAGTGACGCTGCCGGGGGCTGCTCAACGTACCGTACCCCCACTTTACAGACTGACGCTGCCCGCCTGCTAGCCGCGCTGCACACCCCCTACGTCAAGGTTGTGGAGAAAGAAACCAAGACTGCGTGGGGCGGCGGCACTCGTACTGACGTGACCATCCAATGGAAAAAGGCCCGCAACCATGCTACAGACTGAGCTTGCCTACTGGATAAACGAGCGCTGGCGCATCCGCCAGCAGCGGGAGCAGGGCGTGCCCCCACCCTGGAGTGAGGACAAGGTGTTCCGCACCGTGCGCTTCTGCAACGTGCATAGGGAGGACGACAAGGTAACCCGCTGGGTGCGCAGGTACTGGAACCGTGGCACCGATCCCGCGTGGCGCTTTGTGGTGGCGCGGCTCATCAACTGGCCTGATAGCTTGGAGGACATTCTCAACTGCGAGACCCCAGCGCGGATGCGAGACCGGCTTAAGGACCGCCGCTACACCCACGCCAAGGTGTTTACCAGCGCCTACACGGTCAGCACGTGTGGACGCAAAATGGACAAGTTGGACTACGTATTTGACCACGTAGCCGCCCGCGTTGCGCAGGCACAGTGGGCAGGCACCCACTCCACACTGGAGGATGCGTACACATGGCTCTCTAACATTGATGGGCTAGGTAGCTTCCTCTCTGCGCAGGTAGTTGCGGACATGAAAAACACGCACGGCCACCCCCTGCACGACGCAGCGGACTGGTGGACATGGTCAGCCCCCGGACCGGGGAGCCTGCGGGGGCTGAGCTGGTTTTTCCACCACAACCACCTGAATACAAGCGCCAGCCGCTACCACACAGACCTTGCTACGTGCCGCGAGGCAACTGACCCACTCATCAACCCGGAGGTGCCCCGCATCAGCAACCAGGACTTTCAAAACTGCTTGTGTGAATTCAGCAAGTGGTGCAACGTCACATATCTCAACGGACACGTTAGGAACAAGTATGTCCCAGTTCTTCCAAAGAGTGCAAGAGTTTAACCGCGTGTTCGGTATGCCGGAGCCTGCGGTGCCGGTAATGCCCAACAGTCTACGCCTACGCCAGTTTAGAGACATGCTGCTGGCCGAGGTTAATGAGTACGACACCGTACGAGAGCTTGAAGACTTTGCTGACTGGGTGGGGGACATCATCGTCTACTGCGCCAGTGAGGCTATACGCCACGGCATCCCAATCGAGAAGGTGCTCAACATTATCATGGCCAGCAATATGTCCAAGCTGGGGGAGGACGGCAAGCCTATCATCAACAACGCCACCGGCAAGGTGGAAAAGGGACCTAACTACTGGCGTCCCGAGAGCATGATTCAACAACTGCTTGCCATGGAAGGCGCAGAGAGATGATTCACACCATAACTGCCAGAAACGTGAACACCGCGTTTGCTGACGCTTGGCACTACCTGCGGGTGTCCGGCGTAAAGGAGAACAGCCGTAACGGCCCCGTGCTGGTGGCTCCCGGTCCGGTAGTGACTACCTATCTGCACCCCCAGCAGCGGGTATTGTTCAACCCCCAGCGGGATGCCAACGCCGTATTCCATTTGATGGAGGCCCTGTGGATGCTCGCTGGTGAGAGCGACGTACAGTGGCTCAAGCAGTTCAGCAGCAACATCGCCACCTATGCGGAGCCTGACGGACACATTCACGGCGCGTACGGGGCCCGCTGGCGTAACTGGTTTGTTGACGGCGAGTACGACCAGCTACACGTGATTATTGAAATGCTGCGACGCGACCCCACCACCCGGCAAGCCGTACTCCAAATGTGGGATCCCGGCAGTGACCTCGAGGGCGACTGGCGGGACCGCCCCTGCAACACCGCCGTGTACTTTGATGGACGCGGGGGCCGCTTGAACATGACGGTTACCTGCCGTAGCAATGACATTCTCTGGGGCTGCTACGGAGCCAACGCCGTACACTTCAGCGTGTTGCAGGAGGTGGTGGCACATGGCGCGGATCTGCCGCTGGGGGTGTACAGGCAGTTCAGCAACAACTGGCACGCCTACACGGGTAATCCGATGGTGCAGCAGTTTCTAGACATGCCCCCGTTTGAGGAGCATGACTATTACCGTGAAAGTACCGTAGCTCTGCCCCTGCTGCAACCCGGCGAGCGTTACCAAGACTTCTTGCTCGACTGCGAGAATTTGGTGAGTAGCTACAGCACAATGAAAACTGAGTTTATGCAGCGGGTTGCCCTACCCCTGCGTGACGCTTACCTCGCCCGCAGGGAGGGGGAAGCAATCAACTGGCGTGAGTTGCCTGAGTGTGACTGGACGCTGGCATTTTGTGACTGGTGCAATAGAAGAGGAACCAAATGAGCAACGCTAATGAAGTGCAGGTAGGTGGCGACCATTACCGCCAAACAGGCGCAGCACTCCAGCACTGGGACTTGGCTGTCCACTTTAAGTGGGACCCATTCCAGTACCAAATCACCAAGTACGTGATGCGCTGGAAGTACAAGCACAGCACCCCTGCCGAGCGGTTGAAGGACTTGCAGAAAGCCGCGCACTTTCTGCAAAAGTACATTGAGGTCGTGGCAGAGTACGACCCCTCCGCCGCAGCGCCCGCAGCGCCGCCCGTGCCGCAGCCCGCCGTTACCCCAAGGGCTGATGCTGCGCTTGCCCAGCTACTTAGCAATGCTGACTGGCAGGTGGAGGGCTACTTTGGTGACCTCACCCAGCACTACCGCTGCCGCCATTGTGGGGAAATGGTACGCGCCCCAGACGCAGATGCTGCTACGCAGATGCACGGTAGCTGCGCCACTCCCCGCTACGTTGGGCAGGACTAACCACTTAGGGTAACCCCCTATTGGTTAGACTAGTCTGCCTGCCATACTGCCACCACAACGCAACCCCGCCACCCTCCCTAAGCATGAAAACCTACATCGTCTACCACATGCGCAGACACATTCCCCCCGTGGGGAGTATCCACATTGCGGCTGACCGAATCGGCCATGTGCCTGGGCACTCCAGGCGGGGTGCGTTGCTCGTCGCCAAGCTGACATTCCCGTTACTTGGAAACAACCTTGCCGTAGGAGAAGATGAAAGTGATGACAAGTCTGATGGACGTGATACGCAAGCCTACGCCTTTGCGCATCGCAACAGCGGCGCTAGAACAAGCCGAGAGGGACAGGCTAACCGCCGTCGAACAACGTGAGTACTACGCAGCTATGGAGGAGATGCTGATTCGTCGCATCTCCCGCCTGCGCCGCGAAGTTGTGCAACTGACTCAGGAGGCTGAGAATGAGAAAAAAGATTCTAGTGGTGGGTGACTCCATGGAGGACGTGAGGCTGGACTGCGAAGTGTCCCGCCTCTGCCCCGAGGCTCCGCTGCCCATCTACGACATTGACCAGCGCATCCACTACGCTGGGGGCGCTGCCAACGTGGCGTTGAACATTGCCGCTATGGGCGGTGAGGTTACGCTGCTCACCGCAAAGGCAGAGCGCACCGAGCTTGACACGCTATACGCCAGTGGAATTGGCAGTGTGGTGACCAAAGTCACCACGGCCAACACGGTAAAGACCCGCGTGTTCACTGCTGGAGTGATGCGTGCCCGCATGGACGATGACTATATCCTCGATGAAGATGAGAGTGAGGATATGCTAGCCCTGTTTATTGATCAGATCAAGCACGCTGATGTTGTAGTGTTTAGCGACTACGGCAAGGGCGCTCTGCGTCACGTAGCCAATATGCTAGACTACTGCACCGGCAAGCTGACGCTGGTGGACCCCAAGGGGGATAACTGGGCTAGGTATGAGAACGCCACGTACATCAAGGCCAACGCGGCCGAGTGTGCTGCGCTACAGCAATCTCCAGCAGAGCTTGCCAAGTGGCTGAACAACCGAGCCATTGTCCGCACTGCGGGGGCCGCCGGGTATGAAATCAACTACGTGGGCGATGAGTTCGGCAAGCTCTACCCTGCGCACAAGGTGGCTGCTGTGGACCCCACCGGGGCGGGGGACAGTTACCTCGCCGCTATGACGGTGGGCCTTGCCGCCGGACGCACCCTACAAGCCGCGTGCAGATTGGGCAGCATTGCCGGAGCCCTGGCAACCACCCACGTGGGGACAGCAGTAATCACTTCAACGGAGATTAACGAGTGCTTGAAAGAACACTATCCGAGCATAGCGCCGCTGTAGAAAGCCTGCGGGCGCAGTGGACGCTGCTTAAGAGCATGGCGCACATGCTTGCTGGCTGCATCAACCGTGGGGGCACCATCTACCTCTGCGGTAATGGGGGCAGCGCGGCGGACTGTCAGCACCTAGCGGCTGAGCTGGTGGGGCGCTTCCAGCGGCCACGGCTGGGGTTCCGCGCCGTAGCGCTGACAACTGACACCTCAATACTCACTGCCGTGGGCAACGACTATGGTTTTGAGCATGTGTTTAGCCGTCAGGTACGGGCGCTGGCTCGGCCGGGGGACGTGCTTATGTGTATCAGCACCAGTGGCAACAGCGCCAACGTGGTGGAAGCAGCCCGCGCCGCCACCGAGCTCGGCGTGCCCACACTGGCGATGACTGGTAGAAACAAGAGCATGCTCAGCCGCGTAGCCGCCGCCACCCTGCACATTGACAGCGAGGTTACCGCCCGCGTGCAGGAAGCGCACATTGTTGCTGCGCACATTCTATGCGAGTTGATTGATGGGGGACTTGATGAAGAGAGTTTGGACTAACGGCTGCTTTGACCTGCTGCACGCGGGGCACGTTACCTTCTTGCAGCACGCGGCCTCCTTGGGAACGCTGACAGTGTTTCTCAACAGTGATGCAAGCATCTCAGCATTGAAGGGGGTGCATCGCCCCATCACTCCCCTGGTGTACCGCCGCAAGATGCTAGAGGCACTCCGCTGCGTCACTCACGTGCATGTGTTTGATGGCCCCACCCCCGTTGAACTTTGGGCTACACTAGGCACCGTGCCCGACATGTACGTCAAGGACAGCGAATGCGACATCGTACACTCAGCGGAAGGTCAGTGGATGCTGGAGCGGGGGGTGGCAATCACCGCGCTGCCACGTCTACCCGGCATTAGCACCACACTAATCGAGCAGCGTATCCGTGCCGGAGTACCGAGCAGCGTTTCTTGACAGGGACGGAACCCTGATAAAGGACGTCCCCTACATCAACGACCCCACGCAAGTCGAGCTACTGCCTGGGGTCGTTAGAGCTTTGCGTAACTTGATTGAGTGCGGCTACCTGTTGATTGTGGTTACCAACCAGAGTGGGATAGGACGCTGGCGCATCACTAAGCCGCAGTACGTGGCCGTTCAGCGGCGGATGCTAGACTTACTGGCGCAGCATGGGGTGTACATCACCGCTACGTACTACTGCCCCCACACGCCGGACGCTGGCTGCGCCTGCCGCAAACCCGGCACTGAGCTATTTGAGCGTGCCGCCCGAGACTTTGACATTGACTTGTCCCAAAGCCTAATGTTTGGAGACAAGGAGAGCGATATGGTGCCCTGTGTGGGCACTTGCATCCGGGTGCCAAAGGACGCGTCCTGGGCTGCGTGGTACCGCCCCCGCTACCCTAGCCCCACCCCACCTGTAAAAACGCAGCCCGGGGGCGTCTGATAGCTCTGGCGGGGCACTACCTGCCGCGTGGCTAGTAGCTCCACACTGTGGGGGCGCTGCGCAGGTCCAGATGTACGAAGCGTCCGGAGCCCTTTTGCTGCACCCCGATACCCGTAAAGCCCAGGTGCATCGCCAGGCGAAGCAGCTCGTGGGCATCGGCGCCCTGCACGCCGACATCGCAGGCCAAGCCGGTAGAGTGCATCCCCGGCTCGGCCTTGGCCTTCTCCACCGGGTGATCCGGACAACGATAGCCCGAGGTAATCGTCATCGGCTTGCGGTAGACATCCCGCAGCGCCTGCAATCGACCCATAAACTCGGGCCGCATTTCCTGCTTGCCGCAGTGCCGGCAGCGGAACTCAGCTTCCGTGAAGTTGGGGTAGTCGGACCAGTTCACTTGGTCACCCCCTTGAACTTCTCCATCGTCCTGTACCCTCCGATGCCAAGCAGGCCGGTGACTACAACCCATAAAAGGTCGATGTTCACGTCCGGGGGTTCCGGCCAGCCTTTAATCCTAGCCACCCACGTCAGCACCGGCTGAACAATCGTGGCATAAGCAAAGCCTAAGCCGCCAGTCCACATAAACAGCGGTCGCCCCCCAGCCACAAACAGGCTTGGGTGTTGAGCCTCGCGGGCGTTGATCTCAAGCTGCGCGATGGTCTGCTTCAGCTCGCCTTCGGCGGCCATGCGGACCAATTCCATCTCCGCTTCGCGTTTCTTCTCCGGATCAGGGATGAAACGGTCCAGCAGCGTTTTTCCGACCTCAAGGATCGGCCCGAGGATGAGTGGGTTCATTTACGCGCCTCTGACTTGATGTGCTCCCACGCGGCCACGCACAGAAACACCACGATGGCCCATAGGCCAGCCGCCGTGACTTTCGAAAACGCATCGCTCTTGGCCTTGTCCCACCACGATGCGTTGGCAATGGCCTTCTCGTGGGCTAGACGGTGCCCGTGCGGATCGCCCCCGGGGAATGCCTCCGAGAACGTGTGCTTGAGCATGGCAAACTGCTTGTCCATGTGCGCAGTCAAATGCTGTTCGTGAGACTTGAGGGCCGCGCTGACGGTCTTCTCAATCATCAGTGCCACCTTGTCCTCGGTCAGGGCCGACTGGCGCCGTTCTGTGCCGCTGTAGTCCGTCATCGGGGAGAGCTCCATCACTGTTCTTCGTCCGAATTGTACGTGGCAGCGCCGCCCGCCGCAACCGCCCCACCCATACTGAATAGTTGAGTGCGTTTGGACTTTTTGGGGTCAACGGGTACTTCCCACCAACTATGGCCCTTGTCGTCCTTAACCTGCCTGCCTCCGAGCGACTTGAGGTAGTTAGTAACCTCTTTCTTGTACCGATCGTAGATACCTTGGTGCTCGGGGTACTCGAACTTGTCGCTTGGCTTAACAAAGCGGCTGATCACACCCTCGCTAATGTTGGAAGTACCCGAGTGACTCCAGATGGGGGGACCAATTTGTCTACCATTGACATCAATGGGCAGGCGTTCGGCTTCCCACATGCCGGTGTCGTCTACACGGACGTTGCCGGTATACTTCCAGTCGTTGGCGGTGCCTGCTCTGTTACCTGGAAGACGCGTACCGGCAAGAGCGGGATCCATGGCTTGGCCAGGGGTAATGTCTAGCTTACGCTCCCACCCCTCTACGGCGGCAACGGTGTCAGCGTCTGCAAAACGGACCACGGGTGGTATAGGCTTGTACTGCTCAACCTCAAGAGCCCGCCGTGCAAATTCCTCAGCGTCCTTCCTATGTGGGGCGGTAACGGCAGCTATCATTCTATCGGTGCGGTTGAACCCTTGCTCGACGTAGGAGTCCTCTACCTGCTTTACGTACTTGAGCGCAGACTTTGCTCGGTTGCGCAGACTTTCGTACTCAGGGTTAAGCTGCGGCGTGGCGGCACGGCTCAGCTCCTCGCGGATCAAGCGGCGCTCCCAATTCTTGAACATGGGGCGCTGCGCGGTGGCTGCGCCACCTTCCGCCAACTTAGCGCTGTGCTCGCTGCCTAAAAGACTTAGTCGGTTGCTGATATCCTTTAGCGACTCCTCCAGCGCCAAACGCAATCTGCCGAGATGGATATTCAGTAGTCCAGCCCCAGGTCTAGTCTGTGTCGTTGCAATGTACCGAAGCAAGTCGCCTTCATTGTCAAGAATAGCGCGAGAGCCAACTTCGTTCAACGCCTCCGGTGTTAGTTTGCTGGCAATGTCGTCCTCCAGCAGCATTAAGAAATCTGGATTGGCTTGTAGCAACTTGTCTTGATTTTGCAAAATGTCATTTGCCGCAGAGCTCGCCCATTCGATACTATTGCCTCCGCCACTTTTCGAAAGTATCGGATTTATTACAACTTCCTGCGCCACTACACTGTCGAAGGCGCTCTCCAACCGTGCGCGTTCCTCAGGCGCTAGCTCCTTGCCAGCTTTCTGCACGAGGTCAGACTGTAGCTCCACCACATGGGGGATGCCTGTTTCATCCTCAAACGCCCTGGTGTGGCCGAAGTAGTTGGGGTCACCGAAGTGATTGTTCGTTGCTGTAGGTGTGGGGCTGCGGTGAATAGTGGTACGTACGTTCTGTGCGTTGGGCTGACTCATGCCCCCAGTCCAGTCCGCTGGCGTAGCATCTCTACCAATGCTTTGCAGTCCGTAATCGGCAAAACTGTCAGTATCCTTGGGCGTAAGGCGGAAATCTTTGGTTTCCAGCCCCACCTCGCGCACGAGATTCTCAGCGGAGATGCTGTCGCCCTCAGTACGGGCAAGCACGCGCTCGAACACGTCACGCTCGGCTTTTGTAACCTCGGGGCGGCGGAGCTGGTCGCGTATCTCCTGCATGGGGATCATCGCCCACTTACCGGGCAAGTTCTCCAGCGTGCGCAGGGTGGTGGGTTGGTCGGCTAGGGCCTCACGCAACGTCATCTGCGCAGGGGGCTCCATGCTGGCGCTGATGGCTGGGGTAGCAGACCTGCCGTACCGCCCGCCCGTCAACTCCTCAACGGTCTTAAGCGACTCAGGGGGCCTGTCCAACCCCATGAACTGCTCCCGCATGGGGAACATCTGCAACCGCTCCTCCGGGGTGAGGTCCAAACGCGTTTGCGTAAGGCGGGCACGGGTCTCGCCCACGTTGCTGAGGTACTGCTCGTAACGGCCAGTTTCGGTGGGTTCGGCGATTCTAGACTTTTGGTACGACTCCCTAATACGAGCCTGTGATGCGTCTACACGTTGCTTAAGAGAGTCTAGCGGCACATTCCTAACTATCCTAAGCGTAACGTCCCGCAGTATTCCGTCTTCCGCAAATGTGCTTTCATTTTCGGGGTTGTACCTCCCAGCAGCTCCAAAGTTTTCAGCTGTTCCGTAATAATTAGCCCTATCAACCACCTCATCAAGAGCCTGCTCGGGCGTCATGCCTGGACTATTGTCCATCAACTTACGGGCTTGGAGTGCTGTGGCATCAGCATCAAAGTTTACCTTATCTCCCTCAAGCCGGGTTTTCCAATACTCGCCCGCGTCCTTTATTGTATCGGTAGAAATGCCATAGTCCCTATCGGCACGGTAGTCTATACTGTGCTGGAGCTCATGAGCCATGATGCTGCGCCCGTAATCCTCGCCCGGGCGCATGTATTGCGTCTGTAGGCGGATAGCATTCGCAGGGGCGTCCATGTGGCCGCCAGCGCCGCCGAGCTCAGACTTAGTGAGAAAATCCACCTGCATCTCAGCCAGTTCGGGGATGCGGTCAAACAGCTCGGGGTGCTCGACAACATCCTTCATCTTCAGCCCACGGATGGGGGCCATCAAGCTATTGTTGGCATTCTCCAGCGCGGCGTCAAGTTGCTCGACAGTCTTTTTCTGCGCAAGGTCCAGCGCCTTGGGGGATGGGTCCTGTCCCGTCTGCACGCGGATGGTACGTGCCGCATTGCCCATGCTGCCGCCACGCTCCAATATCTCACGCACTTGTAGCGCAGACTCAATGTCTGAGATGCGCTGCACCACGGGCGCTCGCGCAGCCTGCACAGCTTGCAGGGCCTTGAACTTCATCTTGTCATCGCTAAGTTCTACAGCCCAGCTACCATCAAGGTCTCTGAGCAAGCCAGTCTGCACCAGCACCTCATCGGGTGAGGCGCCCTTGGCTTCAAGCTCTTGTGCTGCGGAAACCTTGGCCTTCTCCTGCGGAGTGAAGAATGTCTCAGGCAGAAACACTCCGCGCTGGCTCCTAGCCATCGGGCTAGTTACGGCGTTAGCGCCCAGAGAGTCGAGCATGGAAACGCCAGCGCTCTTCAACACCTTGGATACGCCAGGGGCTACCTCACGGGCGGCAAAGCCCCCAGGCAACATCTGCCCCACGGCACCCAGGTACTCCAGCGCCGCAGTACCGTACTGCCCCCGCTCAAGCGCTCCGGCAGCACGCTCAGTGCTGCGGTAACCCTCTTCCATAAAGTAAGGTAGTGCGGGCAGTAGGGGAATATCTGCCAAGCCAATGCCGAGTGGCAGGTTGCTCTGTGGTCCACCCAGCACAGTCTGCGCGGTGCGGCGTGCCCCTGCACGCTCCATGCCCAACCCCTCTAGTGCGGACTGCGCCTTGGCAACGTCCCTCTCCCGAGTGGTGGGGCGGTACTCACGCATTTCAGCCGGACGGGGCTGCTGCGTAGGTTGCGCACGGACCACGGGCTGCGGCACTGGAGCCGCTGGCTGCATGTAACTTGGACGCCACGGGGCGTCCAACGGAGAGTCTGGACGACGGGGTACTTCACCAGTTTCGTAGCCCGGGTCTAGTTGTTGGTCCATGGCAGCGGTTACTCGTACTTGAGTGCAGTCAGGTACCCGGCTGACTGTGCAGCGCTCAGCTTGCTGCTCAGCCCAGCAAAGTACTCATCTTCAATGTCAGGCTCAGTCTCTGCAACATGCACCTTGTCAACTGTGGACATGGCGCGGCGCATGGCCTGCTTGGCGGACATGCCGTAGCCGCTCACAGCAAAAGGGTACTCCCCAGCGGTAACCCACAAATCACGCTCAACAATGGCGGTGCCATCCGCGTTCATGTCTGGCATACGCCGTAACTGGACCATTATTGGCTGCGCATGCACGGCCACGCCCCGCGTTATGCCGTAAACAGGCGCTCCAGGCTCCTCGCTCTCTAGCTTGAGGTAGAAAGCCATGTCCTCAGTGCGGTAGGTGGCGGTATCTTTGGAGGAGAGTGCGTCCAGCGCCCACTGCACGGGGTCGCTGGTGGGTTGTGCGGTACTCTCCATCGCCCAGCGGCACTTGGCTTTGAACACTACTGCGTCCCCCTGCGGGGTGATGCAGCACTTGACCGTAGCCGTGCCACGCAGTCCACGCTGGAGCAGTAGGTCAGTCATCGTACCGAGAGTGTCATCAAATAGAGTGGATGCCTCCACCCAGCGGCTGATGCCCGTGTGAGTCAACCCCTCCAGCACGGGGCCAACCCAGCCGTCGCGGCCCATGTGGCGGGTCACCGTGGCTTGCAAGCCCTCCACGTAATCTTGCAGCAGCAAGTCTCCCTCTGGAGTGGGCAGGCTGCGCACATGGGCCAGCATGTCAGCGGCAGAGTAGGACTCAAACGTGTCAACGTCCTCGCCCTTCAACACGTAGCGGGCAGGCTTGGAGTACAGGTGCTTGACGAGCGCATCAACGCTGGAAAACTGCTCAGTGGCCGGGGCCAGCGCGGCGTAGTCCTCAAACTTGAGCGTGCAGGGCGTATTCCAGATGGGGAAGCTGCGCTGCATCAACTGCCGCAGCTTGGCCTCAAACTTCTCGCATCCGCAGTTGAAAATTAGGTCAGCCCAGGCGGCGTGGGCCACCCAGTTATCCACGCGCTCAAAACCACGGAAGCCGTTGCCCACCTCGGTGTCCGGCACGTACCACTTGATCGTGTGCCCTGCTTGACTGGCCCGTAGCGCAAGGCTCAGGGCTTTGCCCTTATCGTCCAGCAGTAGCAGGTTCATTCCGTCTCCTCACTCATCAAAAACGGGGCACGCTCCCTGCTGGGTTGCGCGGCCACGCCCATGCTCACCATGCCCGGTACAGCGGCCCCGGCAGGGGCGCGGGGTACTACCCCCCTAGGCTGCGCCATTAGGCGCTGGTAGCGCTCACCAGCGGCCATGCTGCGTACTGCTGGGCGGGCGGCAGCACCGGCAGCAAGCCCCACAGCAATACCGGGCTGACCACTGAATATTGCCGCTGGAATACCTGCGCCCATTGCCCAGTCGCTGAGCACCATGCCCTCCGGGGTAGTGAGCCCCTCACTGCGGCGGACTACGCTGGGCATAGCAGCAGCGGCCTCGGCCACCCGGCGCATGTTACCAGTCAGCGGCTCACCCCGCTCCAACGCACGCCGCAGAGCTTGCGGGTCAACCTTGCCGGTGGTGAGGTTGGTAGCGTCCTCAACGGCGTAGGTCTTGGCGTAGAGCTGGCGTGCGTTGCGGAACCGCTCCAGCGCCCCCTGCCGGTTGGTCTGCGCAAGGTGGGACTCCAACAAGTCCTCAAGCATGCTGGCAGCTTCCTTAAAGGCGTAGGCCGCGTCAATACTCTCGCTGGGAGCGTCGCTGCGCTTGAGGGTGCGCGTAGCGGTGTCCCGCAAGTTCTTGGTAATGTCAACAATCTGCTCAGGGGTGAGTGTATTAACCTTCCCCATGGAGCCACGCAGGCGCTCAAGACCACCGTCCTTGTACAGGGCGGGCATCGCTTGCTTGATACTACGGAACCGAGAGTCCAAGTCCTGCACCTTGGTGAGCCATGCGGGGTCAGTTGCCCGGACGTTGATAACGTCTGGCAGGGCTCGTAGTTGATCGTACACCGCACCGGCTTGATTGCGGATGTTACTGAGCGCTCCCTCATCCAGTCTGCCGGTGGGGGACAAGCCAAGGTCCTGCCGTACGAGCTGGCTGGCACGCTCCTCATTGTACTGGACCAACCGCTTGACTAGCGGAGCTTGCTTGGCCACTGACTCAACTGCGATGTTGGTGGCCCCACCGCGTGCCTCGCTGGGCAGGGCGCGGAAGCCCGCTTGCTGCGCAGCCTTAATGGCGTCTTGCTCCTGCGTGAACTGCATGGGCCCCGTGGGGCGTCCGGGACGAGCGCGGAGCGCCTGCGCACCACCGGCCAGCGCCAACCCAGCCTCGGGCACGGTGCCACCGATAGCTTCACCCGCAATGCGACCCTGCTCACCCCCTACAGCCTGCCCCACTGCACCACCCACGGCCTCCGCCCCCTTGGAAGCAGCCACAAAAGGAGCTGACGCCATAGCGGTGAATGCTTGCCCCGCCTGCGTGCGGGGCTGGTAGGTCATCGCACCCTGTACGCTCTCAACAGCCGCAGCGCCGCGCTCCAGGGCTTGTTCCAGCGGCTTGCCGGTGGCAATGTCGTACCCCGTGCGGGCAAGGCCAGCAATTCCAGCAACGGGGGTGGCTACAGCACCAGTGACCATAGTGGCCGGAGTTTCCAGCAATGCGCCTGCCAGCATCTGCGCTACGCCCTTGGTCACCTCCATAGTGCTTGGTAGAGGTGCCACTTGCGGACGGAGCTGCCCCGTGGGCGCTGGCGCAGCCGCGCCCGCCTGCTGAGCAGCGCGGTACTTGGCCCACTCCTCACGCGGAGCGTAGATGCTGGGTTGACGCATAGCGGGGCGTACGGTCTCCCAGCCGTCAACCTTTGCGCCCTCAACATTCTCCCAGCCAGCTTCGGTATCCGTAGCCATTACTGTGCCTTTCTGCGCTGCTGCACACTGCCGTCAGGGCCTATGCGGTACTCAAAGGTGTTGGGGTCATACGTGCGCCCAGCTTTGCGCAGCGCGGCTTGAATTGCGTCTGTGTTTGCTGCGGGCGCAGCCTGAGCAGGCGCAGGCGCTGCGGTGGGTTCTCCGGGCAGGGGCACCGTAACGCCCAGGCGGCGGAGCTCCTCCCGCGTGGAGCGTACATCCTCCATCGCACGGCGGCGGGCTTCAGGGTCTGTAGACGCGCCCATGCGCTGCACGGCTGCGTCATACTCACGGCGCAGAATGGTGGTACGCTCTTGGTCCCTGCCAGCCTGCGTGCCAGGGGACACCGTGGCACCATCTCCCCGCTTAGGGGGCGGGGAGATGCTCGTAATAAGCTGGTTCTTAGCCCCCTCCACGCCGCGCTGTCGGGCCTCGATCATATCCTTGAACGGCTGCTTAAACGCGAGCAACTGGCTCAGGTTGACGTTGGGGTCCAGCATCCGCTCAGCAAGCTGCTTGTAAGCCACGGGGGTTCCGCCCGCGCCCGTGGCACCGCTGGTGACGCGTGCCGCCTCGTCGATAAAGGCGGTGTACAGCGCATTCATGCCAGCGAAGGTGGGTTCCCCCGCAATCTCAGTAGCGGCGCGGTTCCAGTAACGGCGGACAATGGGGGAGTCAGGTCCACCAATCTTCTTAAGCTCGGCCTCCATCTTGTCCAGAATGCCGATAAGCTCACGCTCACCAGCAGACAAGATGACGTCCTGCGTGGTGATGCGCTTGAGCGCCTCCTGCCCCGCCCGGGCCATGGACGCCTGCACCCCGGCTGACGTGGGCGTCTCCCCACGGCTTGCCATGTCCGCAATGAAATTACGGAGGAACAGCACACGGTCCTGCCGAGCGGCTGCGCCAGTGCCAAAGCTAGGCACGGGAATCTGCCGCCCGTATACGCGGGAAAACTCAGCCAGCTTGGCGTTCTCGTCAGGTGTGAGGTCCGGCACATCACCCGGCTTAACCAGAGCGCGGGCAGCGGCCACGCTCCCAACACGGAAGGCATCCGCTGGCAGGGAAGGCACCTCGGTGCGCGTGCCGTCCTTGTTGACCTGCACGGTCTGCCGCAGGGAGCGGCTACTTTCGTAGATGTTGCCAGCCGGGTCAGTATACTGTTCCCAATCTCGGCCCGTGGTGGGGGCAGCACCACGGCCCGTGGCAAGCGGCTTCAACTCTGCGGGGTTGCCCGTGTAGGCGTTGCCAGTGGCAGTGTCAACCAACCCCACGCCGGGGACGTTGGCTACCACCTTGCCGTCCGGGGCAACAAGGTTCTCAGTCTTCCCAGTAGCGGCGGCGCGGGCGCGGGCAGCGTCCATCGCATTCTTAATCTGTGTAGTCTGGTACTTGCTGGCGCTAATCATGCCAGGGAGTACGTCCGGTGTAACGGTCTGCAAGCCCTGCAACACCTCCGCGTTGAACATGGGGGTATTAGGCCCTGCCATGCGCCCCTGCATGCGCGTGAGCAACTGCGCTCGGTTGTCGTTAAACTTAGCCAGTGCGCTCTCCGGGCCACCGGCCTGCAAGTCAGCCTCGTACTGCTTCTGCAACGCATCGAGGAATGGCATTGCGCTCTCAACGCCTGCGCCGTAAGCGGCCAGCTCATCTTCTTTGAGCCCAGAAATTTTCTTCTGAAGATCGATGTCCGCAGTCTTCAGTCTCTGCGCCTGCTCCCCAAGGCGGGTAAAGTACTCAGGGCTTACGCGACCACGGAGCTCAGACAGGGCACGCTCAATGCCAGGAGGGGTGAACAGGTCTCCGCCAGACTTGAGGTAGGACTGCACGGCCTCACGGTCCGCCTGTGCAGAGCGTGCGCTGCGCATTTTCTCTTGCGTGTCGACCAGCGTACCAGCTAGGGAGTATGCGCCCTCCAGCTTGCTTGTAGCGTCTACAGGTGTGAACTGTGCCCGCATGGGCACAGCAGCACCGCTCTGTAAGAGTGAAAAGTCCACCGCCATACGGTCACCCCACCATGTCGTAATCGACCATCAAGTACCCGGCAGGTCCGCGCCGCACGGCTTGGGGCTTGCTGCTGGCAAGGTCTTGAGCCATGACGCCCATGCGTGGCTCGTCGTCGTCCATCATGCGGTAGGCGTAGATAGTCTCACCATCAAAAGTTTTGCCAACGGGGCGGGCGTCCCGCTTGGCACGCATGTCAGACGTACCCCAGCCCAGCGTAGGCACGCCACCAGAGAGCAAATCAGTGCTGCTGCCCGTGATTGAATACGCAGGATTGGATAATCCAGGTGCCGAAAGGCCACTGCCTCCAGTGGGAACGTTGGGAGTCGTTGGGTTAAACAAGTTGTTCAACACATTCATCTGCCCCAGTGTGCTGCCGAGGCCCTGGATAGCGCTGCCATAGATATTGCCCTGAGCCACCTGAGCCCCAGCCAGCGCCCCACCGCCAGCCAGCACTGCGTTGGACGCAGTGTCCGCCACGCGACCCACCTCGGTCTGCCCAACCTGTGCGAGAGACTGGATGGGCTTAAGGTTAGCCTCAAGCTGCGCGAGGTACTGATTGAACGCCTGATTCTGGTACTGGGCACCAACCTTCTGCCCATAGTCAGTAAGGCCCGCCAGGGTGTTAGAAGTCAATAGCCCACCCCGGCTGGCAGCGGACTGCTCAATAGCCTCTCGGCCAGTGGCAAGAGCGGTCTGCATGGCGGGGGCGTTCATGGCATCGGCCATGCTGAACTTAGCTTGAAATTCACCACCCGGAGCCAGCCCCCTCTCCAACCGTCCCAGTGCCACCTTACCTGCGTCAACCCACGGCTTGCGCTGCTCGGCTTGAATTTCAGCAGCCCGGGTGGAGGCATCGGCTTGCGTCTGCGCGGCGCTCTCAGCCCCGCTAGAGGCCATGTCCGCAGCAATTAGGCTACCACCCACCGTGAGTAAAGCACCGATGAAAGGCATTTCAGTTCTCCACGATGAGTTGTGCGTCCACCTTGTCTGGGTCTGTTTCACCCGTGTGATGAATGCAGTACCACAGACTATCTTTAATTGACGCGATGGAGTGGCTCAGCCCCGCAGGAATGTTGATTACTGCGGGGGCGTGATATTCGCGCTTGCGGTCACCAAGCTGGACCACTACATGCCCACTCGCGAGAATGGACATGTGGTCGTGCGTGTGGCGATGCTGTACCAGCGTGCGTCCAGCGGGGATTGATATTTCCTTGGCGTATACGCCACTGGAAAAGTGGTGCGTAACTTCGCAGCCAGCTTGCTCTAGGGTAACAAGTTCCATAGCGGGTAGTGTACCGCGTGGGGGGCCATTGCCGCAACTAGGACACCTCTCTCCCGCTACAGCGGAAGTTGATGGCGCTTGCGGTGCCGGCGAGGGTGGAAATAAATCCATTAGGAGCGAGTACGTGCCCCACCAGCTCGGGGAAGGTGTAGGTTTCGCTAGGTTGCAGCGTCTTCGCTTTGGTAATCAAATTCTGATTGCCCGCAGTGTCTGACGGCGTAACCAAGTTGACGCTGATGGTTGACGCCGTTGCGCTGTAGTTGGTGGCCGTCACCTTGTCAATAATCGCAGTCACGCCCGTGGCGGTGTACTGCGTGGTCTGCATAGCCTCAGCAATTTTTGCTGGGACCAGAACCTTTACGATTACTGTCATTCTGCTCTCCTAGCTTCGATTTCGAGCGGGTTGTTCCGGTAGCCGTGCCGCAGCAGGCCCCACAGGTATGTCACATACCACCGCACCACCCCCATCCGCTGGGCCTGCTGCCAGTGGCACTGCTCATGCCTGATGAGCGGCGCTTCGTTGATGCGCTCGGCCAGGATGAAGATGCCCAGCGGCGGCAGCGTGATGCCTCCGTACCCGAAGGTGCGGAGAAACCACCTAACGATGTGTGGCGCTGGGCGGGGGGTCATAGTGAACCAAAGGCAGACAATATCCAGCTAGAACCGTTGTACTCAACATCGCACCATTGACCTGCTGCAAGCGCCTTCAACGGGCCGGTCCCGACGTTCAAATTAAACGCGCCAGTCGCAGCGGCGGTGCGAACGATGCGAAATTTTGCACCGTTGTACGCACCAGTTGTGTCTAGTCCAGCAGATCGATTTCCAGTCAATGCAGTGTTCCAGATGGAGGTTATGGGATCGCCAACATAAAGTATGGCGTCGGCGTTTCCATAATCCGCAGAAACACGCTCGGTCCTTGAAACAGTTGGGCCAGAAAACGGAGTTTCAGCTCGCATCTGGCGGTTATTTTCCCAATAGACAGTGTTTGCGGTAGGCGAACCGTCCTGCAAGTACGAGACAGATCCCGCAACACCGTTTCCAACAAAAGACACATAGTTGTTCGCCAAAGACACATATGTGCCGCCTGTATTTCGGATACCGACTTTCGCTTCAACGGTCACATCATCAACGTGTACCCAGTTGTCAGACACGTTGAGCCCATAACAGGTGGTAGTCCAGATGCACGCGCCAGATGTGTTGGGGTCATCCGTGAAGGTCAATGTGTTACCAGTCACGCGAGACTGCGGAACATCTACGCCACCAAAGCGGTCAACGTAGATTGAGCCATCGACCAAACGATTCCCGGTAATGACAATGCCGCCTCGTGTCAGCGCCGTGTCCTGCGCGCAGTAGATGCCATCGCCCACCGTGCGACTGGTTCCATTCAACAGCGCAATGATGTCGTTGTCGGCAATCAGGCCGTTCCTGGAGTTTGACGCTGGCGCAGAAGGGTGGTTTGAACAGCGAATCACATGCTGCGCGTAGCCCTTGCAGTGGTTGCCGATGATGCTGAAGCCGTCAACGCCTTGCATGAAAATGCAGGCGTAAGGGTCAGTGCCAGCGCCAGTATTCTCAAACCGGTTATTGGAAACGCTAAGGCGAGCGCCATGACTACCTTTAAGCGCCAAGCCGCCATCAATGGCGTATCCGATATTCCCATTTATGATGCCGTTTTCGCAAAACGAGAAGTAAAATGGAAGGTTGCTTTGCGGAGCTAGTGAATTTGTCGTATACCCGTAATTCCCTTCGACAACAAAATTTCCGACATACAACCCGTAGATTGCGCCACCATAATCAGAAAACTCGACAGAATTACCCAACCACTTGGCATCCGTTCCGTATTTGAAAGCAACTTCCGAGTGATGCGATGTTGCGTCACCTGATCCTTTGTTTTTTACGCGCACATTGGAAATCGTTGCGCCTTTGAAAAATCGAATCTGGACACTGTTGCCGTCCCAGTTGTCGAACAAGCAGCCATTGACGAAATGGTCTTTTGTGTAGCCCGCTCCTGTGTAGGTGTCTCCACCAGCAAAGACACCAGTAATACGGATGCCCTCACTCAAGCCATTGAGAAAATATCCTCCGCTGACCCGTACCCGATTGCCGGTGAAGTTGAAGATTGCGTTTGAGTCTTCGCCGTATATCACAACAATAGGCAGCGCGACCGTGTTCAGAATTCTGGATGTTCCAAAATCAATTTCAATGTCACTGGACGCAGTAGTGACGGCAGCGTTCACGAGGTAAGACCCCGTTGGGAAAACCACTCTTTTGCCGCTTGATGCCGCAAACGCCGCCTGAATCGCCGCCGTGTCATCGGCCACCCCATCGCCCACCGCGCCAAAATCTAGCACGCTCACCACCTCTCGCATTTTGCTCTGCGCCGTGCGTGTGACTGCGCCGGTGCCAGCCTGAATGAAGCCTACGAGCGAAGATCCCCCTGGCTGAGAAAGTGCTGAGGACACAGCCGCTTCGTCGGTCACCACGTTGTCTACGGTCCAAATCTCAGAGTCGTTAGAGTCCGTAAGCCTGAACTTGTAGCTCGCAGCAGGGAGCCACACGTTGGCTTCCCCACGGCTGTCAAGAATTACGGGGTTGGTGTTGGCAGCGGTCTGTGCCTGATCAACATACGTGGTCTGGGGGGTGAGCGCACCTGCTGAGTACGTGTACAGCTTGCCGCCGACCAGGGGGTTGCCGTTAGCGTCAAAAAACTGGATTTTGGGGGTGGGAGTCAAGCTGGCCATGGCGGGGTTCCCCAGTCTTAGTGAGAGTTGATGTTGTTGGACACGGTGACGATGATGGACGGAATGCCCGGATGCGGAGCGGCGGCGGGCACGGCCAGCAGTTCCACTGACAAATCACTTACAGAAAACATGATCTCGACGTAGTCGCCGGCTTTGAGGCTGAAAAAGTAGTTCAGGGCCGAAAAAATCTCGGCGTTGTTGCCCTGGATTCTGATTTGACTGGCAGAGTCAGTGACGTCCACACCATTCTTGCGAAACCAGATGTAAAGCTCTGCGGTGCCGCCACTCGTCTTGTCGAATTGAACGGACAGTTGCAGGTTGTAAATTCCGTCCGTGTCCACGTTGATGCGCGACTGCGGGGAACCGCTCAGGAACACGCCGGATGACAGGTCCGTGGTGTTCAGCGTTACCTCGGTGGCCGTGTTGATGGTCGTCGCGGTTTGCGTGGCGGTGCTGTAAAAAGACCCGTAGCGCGACCGCTTGAACTCACGTTGCGGAGTGTACGCGGGTGCCAGCGCCAGTGCCTGTACTTCGGCTTCTAGCTGTGCGATTTGGTCAACCGTGGCAACGGTAGGCAGTGTCTGGCTCTCCTGAGCCGCAGTAGCCAGCGCCATAGTGAGTGCAGCCAGCGCAGCCCCTATGTCGGGTGCCTTGGCGTAGTCAGTATCTTCAACACCCGCGCTAGACGTAGCAAGCTGACTAAACCACGCCAACCAAGCCGACGTCAACGCGCCTGAGGAGTTAGCTATGGGAATTTGTAATGGTGGGGGGCTAGTCATCTCCACCCTCAATGTCAACACTGCCAGAGGCGAGTACAAATTTCACAGGGTCCACTACGGTAATCTGCACAACAAGGTCCCGTGCGGAGCCAAGGCGGCGCAACATCACCCGCGTGGTGTAGGCTCCCAGCTTGCCAAGGGGCACCAAACGCTCGTTGCCAAATGTGCGCCCACCGTCTCTGGAGATGCGCAGCATCACGCGTGGATCCAATCCCGCAATGGTGGCCTGCTCAACCTCAATGTAGGAGCCTGCCTCTGTTACTAGGAAGTCACCCACCTCAGTTAGCAGGAGACCGTAGAAACCAAGCGGGTCCAGTCCACTAAGGCCAATACCGGTCTCAAAGTCAAGGAACAGCTCGGAGATTCCAAACTCGTTGCCCTGGTTCCGCACATGGCGGGTGACAACCTGCCGCTTGATTGGGGTGTCTGTGTCGGTGTATGTATTGATGTCTAGTAGATACAGGGCTCCGCTAGTGGTGTCGCTAACGTAGTTTCTACCATTGAAGGTAATGCCGTACTGTGCAAAGTGCCGCGCCTGCTCGGCTACGCCTGTCTGCGCCTCGTGCCATATGGCGGTCTTAGTATCGTAGGCGAATGACCTATTTTCTGTGGGGAAGGTTATTTGCCAGATGGGGTGTCCGTACACCGTGTAGGTGAACGCGACTGCATCGTCCACCCGCGAGAACGAGGAAAACAGAGTGTTGAGGTCTGAGTCGCTAATTTCCTCAGGTGCGTAGCCGTTGAGCCGGATAGCGGAAATGCCACCGTCGGGCGCGTAGCCCAGAAAAATGTAGGTGTTGCCCACCTCTACAGAAGAGAGATCAGCGGCTAGGCCCCAGCTCTGAGTGGCTCCGGTAATGCGCTGGTACGGTAGGGGGACAGAGCCAACGTCCTGCCAAAACTCAGTAGACTGCTGGCCCCAGAGCACCAGGGTGCCGTTCAAGTTGCCGACGCGCAGTAGCAGGTCACTATTGTTTTCCTTGGTGCCGAAGATTGGCAAGGACCCCAGATACGTCCACACAAGTCCGTCAAGTAAAGCACTGACGTAAAACTCACGCGTCCCGGGCTTGTTGACTATGAATCTTCCGTTGAGAAAGATTACAGACGTCGCACCCGTGGGGAAGAATGTAGTAGTAATGCTGGTGAGCGCACCACTGCTCACCGTGTAGACGTAGCCGGGACCACCTGTTACGAGGATGAGCTGTAGGCTATTGTCCGCAAACTCGACGCGCCCACTGCCGGAGATGCCGGTCGCAAGCTGCGTGTACGCCCCAGCGGTGTCCACACTATACAGCACGCTCCCGGCCACCACGTACAGCGTGGTACCAATGACGTGCCACCCCCGCACGGGGGTGGTGGGTAGTGTGGTCCATAGCACGCTGCCGGGGGTGCCCAGCAGCACCACGGCGGAGCGGTCTTGGTCTTTGCGGATGTCGTACAGGCAGTTGAGTCTGCGCTGCCGAGTGACGATGTCCGATATGGCGCGGATGCCCGTACCAAAGAGCGGAATCGTACGCATTACTCTTCCCCAGGCTGGAAGTACAGCGTGCTCTGCTCTGCGTCACCTTGCCGAGCAATAGTCAGTGCAGTGTTCTTAAGCGACTCCATCTTTGGGGTCCAGTTAGCCTTGAACATGGGGGCAATCTGCTCCGTAAGCCCCCAGCACAGCGCCAGATACCACTCCTGCGGGTAGTACGGGGCGTCGGCGTTCACTGTCATGTCCTGGATGGGCTCCTGGTACGTGATGACGATATGGCTGCGCGTGTCGATGGCACTGCCAACGTCTGTATAGACGCGGCTCGTGCCTAGACCACGCTCAAAGTAGATGCCGCTTGGGTCGCCAGCGTACAGTGGGTCCGCCTTGTTGGGCAGATAGTCGTAATCCTGCACGGTCATAATGCCCAGGGGACTGTCCGTGTTATTGACGTCCCGCAGCACGGCAGTCTCAATATCCTTGGGGTTCTGAGCAGCTACAGAGTAGGCAAACACCGTGTTCCCACTCGCTGCGCTGCTGGGCAACGCAGCCGTCAGGTTAACCGTGCTGCCCACCACACTGCTAACGCCAGAGTAATGCAGGGCTCCACTGTCCAAGTACACGGCAACCGTGTTCGCCGTAGTGATCCCCACCACACTGTCCACCACAACTGCCGTAGCAGCAGCTAGGGCAGCAGCAGTCGTGGCAGTAGTGGTTAGGTCATTAGTCCAGCCCTGCGCGGTGGGGCCAATGATGTAGACGCCCGTGGTGTTGCTGAGTAGCAGGTGCCCGCGCTTGCGCGTCCATACCTTGAGGCCGGGGGCGAAGTCAGTTTTCCCCATCCACTGCTTGCACATCATGTTCAGCATGAATGTGCAGTCCTGCATCTCATTGGCTGTGGGCTGCTCGGCAGGGTCCAGCTTGCCGATATTCAGCATGGCTTGACGTACGATGTCGTACTTCGTAACCCCGAATGAATACGTGCCGCTGGTTGCCATAGGTGTTACGCCACTTTCTGCCGTGCGGACTCACAGTCGCGCAGTGCATTGTACACCGCCGCCCAGGCTTGACCAATAGTGATGTCTTTCTGGCACTGCGCTGTGCCACTCTCAGGGTCACGGGTGCAGGCGGTCCAGTTGTAGTGCAGCAGATGGCACGCTGGGGCCGCGTTGTTGCCACGTCCCGCGCACTTGGTGTTTTCACTCCACAGGGGGATAGTGTTGACCCAGTCCCGAGTCAGGTTCTCGTGCGTGCTGTGTGACAGGAACACCACCTTAGCCATCGGCTCGCAGGCCATCGCATTCATTACCCCGGTCTCAGGACCAATGATTACGTCTGCCTCAAGGCAGAAGCTGAGCGTCTCACGGATAGACCACACGCCAGACTTACGCACAATGCGGGGTTCGTTCTCCCAGCCAGCCTCCAGCAGCACACAGTCCGGCCCCCCAGTGAGGACCACCCGCGCAGTGGGAAACTCAACAAGTATGCTTGCCAGCACGTTGTCTAGGCCAGCCCAGGTCTTATGCACGCTGCTCCCAGCCAAGGACCACACCACCACCGGCCCTTCGCCCATCTTGGCACGCTCACGCTTGGCCCACTTCACCTCCTCGGCAGTGCGGTAGAAATGAGAATTCAGCACATAGGGTACCTCAGCAATGGCGTGCTGAAACTCAACGTAGTTACGGTTCATCAAGCTGTGGCGCACCTGTGGGGGGTATAGCGCCACCGCCCGCCCCTGCATGCCCAGCAGCGTACCCTCAACCGACTCGCTTAGATTGACCCACTTGTCAAACTTCTTCTTTTGCCACGACCAAAAGTCCATCAAGTTACCGTTAGGTACCTGATCCTTGTCAAACAGCACTAGGTTGTCGATGTTGGGGTCGTGCAGTACAACATCGGCTCCAGGCAGACTGGAGAATAGCGTAACGTGGTAGCCCTGCTGCTTTAGCCCCGCCCACACGCTGCTGGCCTGCATTAGGTCACCAAACGCGCCGTAGCGCACCACACAAGCCGTCTTGGTGGGCTTGTCGTTCTTGTAGCTGAATCTGTGCGTGTATTTGCTGCTCACCACTTCACCTTGTTCGCCCAAAATGCTGGAGATTCTTTGCCCTTGGCGATGTTCTTGGCATGGCGTGCCTTGAAAGACTCACGGCGTTTGCGCTCAGCGTCGGACTCGCCCTCTTTCTTCGGAGACCCGCTAACGCCCTGCTGGCCGAAGCGGATCACCTTCTCCTTACCATCCCAGCACGCCTTTACGACGTGACTTTTGGTGGGGTGCCCCGGCGTGCGCTTGGGGGTGTTGCACGCCATCTCGGCTTTCTTAAGCGCCACGCTTCTGCCTCATCGTCTCGAGGGTTTGGGCAAGACGGGCACGCTGGCCCAGTTTTCCAGGTTTCTTGGCTGCGGCGGCAAGTTCCTCCTCTGGAATCTTGTCTCCGCGCTTAATGCCAAGCGATTTACGCAAGGCACCCGGGCGCTCAATGGCCTCGCCAATCCAGTATTGCTGCTGCTTAGGCACGTCGCTTCTCCTTTGCTGCGTTCATGTTGTCAACTAGATTGGGGTATGGCCTGCCCGCTGCCTTGGCCGCGCTCTTGGCCTTGGCCTTCTGCGCGGGGGTGAGCGACTTGGTTGGCCCTAGGTCTTTGCGACGGGGCACCTCCCACACGGGCTTGTCAGACCCTTTCATAGCTTCTTGAACACGAAAAGTAGACTGTACTCATCGTCTTCGTTACGCTTTTGAAAATCAATGAGGTCCCAAGACCCGGCAAGTCTCATGGCGTCAACTACGCGGTCGTAATTGACGTTCCACTTATGGTCTGGGTTTGCCCCTGGCTCGCCGACCCTGGGGTACTCATCCTCGTCAGGAAGGTACAGAATCAAGTACCCACCCTGTTTTACGATACGGAACCAGTCCTTGAGCGCGGCGGCGTAGTCCTCAATGTGCTCGAGCGTGTGGCTACTATATACGAAGTCCATGCTCTGGCTGGCAAAGACGTCGAGCTTGGTGGCATCCTCACACATGATGTCCGGCCGCACGCTAAAGCCGAACTGCGCGTGGTGCATGTTATCGACGCTGATGGCGTGGGGCAACACCTTAAAGTCGCCAGCACCCACGTCAAGGCCACGGCCCCGCAAGTAGGGGGCCACTTCCCACACAACCTTTTTAGATTCCGCCTTGTACGGCGCGTTAGCTGACCAGACCACTGTTAGAGTACTCCTACGTCCTCAGGCAATTTCCACATGGTGGCCTTATTGTACGTGAACTTTGTAATCTTTAACAGGTCCGCTGCTTTGGAAACATTG